TGCTGAACAGCAATGAAAGCCTTATTACCAAACAGATCGGTCATGGCTTTGATATGAGGCATTAATTCTGAGCCACAGAACATCACGCGACAAGCAGGCAGAGTTTTGGTATCAACCATGCGGGAACCAGTGATCACAGTGGTCTGCTTAGGAGTACGGTTATCAGTCAGAATCTGATCCAAACGCATTAAGTTGCGATAGGTCAGGATAGATGATGGAACTTCAGGAGATACACCGGGAACAGCAGGAGTTACTTCACCAGTAACAGTAGCTGGAGAGGTAGCAGCACCACCATATAACACAACACTGGCAGCAGCCAACAGATCGCGTTGTAACACAGCTTCGGTCAACTGCACAGCACCATTCATCAACTCACGACTCAGGTGATCACGAAGCATATCATCACTGTCGAAATCTAAAGATTCCTGAGTAAATTCAGTGAAGAAACCAAATTTGTGAATGGAACCTTCACGCTGGATACGGGTGAATCCAACACGGTTAACACGGCCACCGTTTTCAGTCAGGGTAGGTAACTGAGCAGTGATGCTACCAATGTCACGACTGGAGCCATATAAATTGCCGTTGGAAATTACAGCACCAGCAGCATCCAGACCTTGATCGTTGATGTTACGATCATCTAGCAAAGGTACATATTCGTAGACCTTGATGGTTTTGCCGAAGTTTTTAGGCATGTTGGTCACGTTGGCCAATGGCATGAAGTATTGGTCTTTACGTGACTGAATAATAGACTTCTTCAGCCAGAAGAAGGTATTCATTTGACTGGAGCTGGCAGAATCAATATCGCTGCGAGCACCAGAACCGGGAGCATTGTAGTTTAACATGGTATTTACCTTATACGCGGTTTGCCCATTGCTTCATGAATTCATCATCAGGAATGGACAAGGGATTAACAAGAGTGTTTGCAGTCTTTGGTGTACTACGGGAAGATGAGGCGGCACTTGCCTTTTCTCCATTTGTGGCAGCAGGCTTCGCAACAGCAGGACGCTTATCAATTACTGCACCAACTTTAGGTTTTTCGCTTTGCGGGTCGAATCCACCGTTAGCCATAATTTGATCGCCAATTGAACGATATGCTTCCAAAAATGGAGTATTTTGTGTCAGACTACCTAATGCTTTTTGTCTATCCATTTCATTAACGATAGTTTGATAAATACCAACTTCTCGTTGCTTGTGCATGGTTGCCATAAGCTCAGGAGACTTCCACAACACTTCCTTACTGGCTTTATCCCATTCCACGTGAATGGCTTGGAGGGTATTTTTGCCTTCAGGTGTGGAGCCTAGGTCATCCAACACCGTGCGAAAATTGACCTCTTCATCAGTGACTTTGTGATTGCCCACAAGGTAAGCAGAGTCTTTACTGGTATCTATATCTAAAGGATCAATACCAGCATCTTTCACCAATTTCTTGATGGCTTCAGGATTACGCCTATCTAAATCAATAAGAAAAGCTAACTTACTTTCTTCCATCAAGCCATTGTTTTGCAGCATCATCAACACCTTGCGGTGAGGAGTCAGTTCCTGCATTTTTCGGGTGTAGTTAGCACCCATTTGCATAAGCTGTATTGCTTCATCAGGACTTTTTAGTTCAATCATTTTTCCGTTTGCTTTAAACGGAATCATGATCTTTTCATAAAAACTTTTGTAGTCTGGTGAGGCAGCAACTTTTTCGGGTTCCTTGGATTCTTTAGATTTATCCGAAGAAGTAGGAGTATCCGCATCTTTAGCAGACGAATCAGTCAAAACTGGTGATTCATCTACTGGTTTAGTAGTTTCATTATCTACTAATTTTTTAGACTCTGTTTCCGGCTCTTGGGAAATATTTTCAATAACGTCAACTTTAGCTGCGTTATTAGTAGCAGAGTCATCAATATTTTCTAAATCACCAGACTTATTGTCTGGTGAGGCATCTATTTGTGTTTTGGAACCAACAGAAGAAGATTCAACTTCTACTTTGGGAGGCTCCATATTGATTATGTCCTCGTCGGACATGGCAAGTGGGTTATCCATCACTCACCCCCTTCTGCACGCATTTCTTCAATAGCCTCATCTAGCTGACGCATTTCACGCTCGGCATGAGCGCCCATTTGCACCACTATGGACAGGTAGCGTTTCAGATGGCCAGATGCCTGCGCTATAGCTAAAGCATCAGCACGATTTTCAGCACCGACAGCAGGGTCACAAGAAGTATGTACATAACGAGCAGCCTCCTCTACCATGAATTCTTTCAGAATCAGTTGCTTGAAATCAGGATTCTCTGCTAATCGTAGTGCCATTTGGCGGCGAGATACTAAACACTTTGCATCAGATTGTTGCTTCTCAAGGCTACGAAGCTGTTGTGAATGTTGGGACATGTTCATTCCTAAAAGGTTGTTGATTGATAATATTAAGCGGGCATACCACTTAATGTTGGGACAGTCGTACCAGCATTGCTAAGTCTATCACTAACTCGATTGAATCCAATTGCAGTTTCTAAATTAGGAGCTTTTTCTCCCTCTTTAACGGGGGAGGTCAGTGCTTTGGTTACTTGTAGATTCTGGTTTCCCTGAGACTGAGCACGTTGCTTCTGCAAGTCACGTTCATGCTTAGTGCCAGTCTCTTGCTCAACATAATTCAAGTTCTTCATATCTTTGTTTGCACTAGCCTCTTGAGCTTTTGCCATATTAAAAGCAATCTCTGAATCAAGTAGTGCAATTTCTTTACGTGCTTTTTCCAGAGTAAGTTTTTGCATCTCAACTTCTTCTGGCGATGGCTCAGGAGGCTTATAAGTAGATAATTTATGTGCCAACATAGGCATACGTTTTAGCTTGGCAATCTCAGCAAGTAGCATCATTGTAATTGATTGATCCATTTTATTGCCAAGAGTTTGAAGCATAAAAGACAAATCTTCAGATTTGGCATTATCAACTTCAGCGGTAGAAATGTCTACTTCTAAATCAAAATTACCTTTTAAGTCCTCACGATTTACCTTTACAAACTCTTCATTAGTAATACGTACAACTTCTTGCTCAGATAAAAACTCTGCATTCATGGCAATAACTTTATTGCCTATTTCCTGCATACCTTGAGCCAATCTACGAAGAATAGCCATCTCGCGCTTAGATGCTGCATCTAGAGCACCACGAATACCTGTAGCTACCTTACCATAGGATTCACCAGAGATACCCCCAACAAAGGATTTAACTCCTGTCAGAGCTTCTGCTTCCTGATTCTGCAACGAGAGCATGCTCAGGGCAGATGTAGGTAGCTCAGGGTATCTATGCTCAATCAGACCGTTCTGTGGCTGCACATTGGGGTTGAATTCGTAGTCCTGACCATTCTCATATCTACGTCGATTTAGGGGGTCTAGCATGCCCTTGGCAAAGCCCTGTTGACCATTGGCAGAACGTCCTAATAGGTCGATCATTCCTCGTGATACAGCTCCTAAAATCTTCTGATTATCTTCCAATAATTCCGCATCCGGCTCACCATATAAAGAACCCCTAACTGGAGAGTAAGGAACCAAAACATAAGGAACCTTCTCGTCAGCGAATGGGCTTATCTCCATTCGGATAACTGTGCTACCAATCCAAGTACAAACGATAGGCGCCAAAGAACCATCGTTGTTAATATCATAGTAACCCCAATACTCATAAGCAACTACCTTTTTACGACTAGCATCGGAAAATTGGAATGATTCTGGAGTAGAGGTTTCATGGTCAGGCTGCGATAAAGGAGTATTTCCTTGCCAATCGACTAAATCCAACTGATTCTTATTATATTTTTTTGGTTCCTTTAACAAATCAGCTTTATTGGTCTCAAAAGACTCAATAACAAAAAGTGCCTTATTTAAGTCGCCACCGCAAGATGGATCAATGAAGATGTTGTTAAGGTTTTTAACTTCAACAAGTGGTTTGTTTTCAAGAATCTTCTCCTCTTTAATAACTTCTTCACCAGTTATTTGAGCAGTAGTTGCAACACCATTTTCAAGATAGTATTCAACAGCAGCCTTAATCTCTGGAGGAGCAGACTCATCAAAAGATCGTTTATCTTCTGACTGCATACCCAGCGCTTGTTGAAACTCTGATAAAGCAGCTTGATCGACTATTTGATAATAGGTAAAAACTGGAACAACTTTATTAATAAGAATTGTTCGTCTTTCCCAACCAATACGAACTATACAACTACCCTCATCAACAGTACCACGAATGTACTCATCAATGAATTTTACCTTATTCAACTTTGTTCTAAATTGCCAGTTCAAAACTAGCTCATTCTGGTCAGCACCCTTAGTATCTTCAAAAGTAACAGGACTAACTTTGAATAACTTACTACTACCTAAAAATGGCTCAGTTAAAGCAGAATATCTCCACTCTGCCTGACGACGAATTAACTTAGGTTGAACACTAGATCGTCCTTTTACTTGTGGAGGTTTTGCCTTACCACGAATGGCACTCAGATCATTCCAACGTTCCACATTAGACATTTGAGAATCGTGTGCAGGTTTTGCCTGCTCAAGATCACCCTTCAATATCTGAATAGTTGGTTCATTTTTCCAAGAGGTTAATTTAACTTGGATATGTGGATTAGTAAACTGAGCCGTAGTCATATATTTATTCTTCGCTCTTAGCTGAAGAGTTAATCAGTTTTTGAGAATCAATGGCGTGGCCATCAGCCTGTCCCGCCAATCGTTCAATTGCCTCTGCACACTCACTGAATACGGCTCCAAGGGTTGTGGCGTAAGCGCGGGTGGAGTCACAGGTAGCTGTGGGCAAATCATGGGCGGAATTGGCGAGTTGTGTGCGCAGCCCGTCAGCAACAGCACGAGTACGATCACGATCAACAGCAAGAGCACGGTATTGGGCCGCTGAATTTGCTGCTGCTTTATCTGCTTGCGCTTGTAGTCGAATAGTATCAGCATTTGCTATCTCCACTGCCCTGACTTGTGTTTGGGCATATTCAGTTTTTAGGGTTGAAATATCACGTTCATACTTGGTTTTGACATAGCTCCACACCCCAACATCAGTTAGTAGTGCAAAGACCATAGTAGTAATGATGCAGTAGTTCACTTTAACAGTTGCTCCTTAAGTACATAGCCCATGAGTGGCCAAATCTTCTGCACTGCATTCTGGCGTGCAATCTTTCGGCCAATTTCAGGATTAAAGTTTTCTGGGCTAGCACAAGCTGACTCTCCCGTGACAGTAAAGCCGTTGCGCAGCACTAGTATGCAGAAAGTAAGTAGATTAAGTGTAGCCGGATGCTTTGGCAGCTCACCGGGATACACCATTACCTCATCTTTTGTAAGTCGATTTACGTACTTGCCGATCATTCCTTCCTCAGCCGTAAAAAAATATTCACTGGAGATATTTGCCTCAATATCATTGGGTGTCACGCGGGGAGCAGTCAATCCTTTAGATGCGATCTCTTGCTCAATTTCTTTGTAGTTCATTTCAGTCTTTCAAAAATGGCCATGTGTACGAATCAACGCATTACTCCTGTCCATACTGGCATATCATTGTCATCAGACACAATATCATCCGACTCATGATCTAGTTCAGCTAGATCAGAGGCTAGGATAACTTTTTTTGGAATTCTATAACGTCCTGCCACTTGCTTAACCATCTCTCGGGATTCATCAGCACGGGCATGTAACCAGTCACTACGTGCATCATTCATGTTAATTCTCCAGTTTTACAAAGAGACTGTTCTTTTAAGCGACGCTTTGTTAACCCAGGTAGTGAGATTTGTACTCCGGCGATACGAGCCTTGTCCCAGCGTGGAAGTTGGTCACATGCAGCAAGGCGTTGACCAGATGTTAGTAACCGGGCAGCAGTGCTACGAGTCTTATTGCAGACGATAGCTGGGCCAAGGTTATACACAGCATCACCCCATGCAGCTAGCATGTGAGGCGGCAGGCCGGGTACACAACGGTCAACAGTGTTTATTGCAGCCAGCATGTCGTCATTAAGTCGCTGCCGACACTCAGCTAGAGAATATATTTTTCCTTTTTCTACGCCAGTTGTTGACCCATCACATACAGTGAGGATTCCGGCTGGGTCATAGTAAGCAATTTGGCGTATACCTTCCATTGGAATAGCCAAGGCTGTAGCAATGGCAAGTGCAGCAGCTTTTCTCTTTTGTGCATCAGAAGCCATTACATATCCTTTTGTACGATTAGCCGTGAAATGAAAGCCCCAGCCGTAGCAATGGCTGTTAATGCAGCAAAGGTATGGGGTGGCAGACTATCAGATAGAGAGGGAAGTGCAGTTTCTGCACCACTGAACAAGCCAGCTAGAGCTATAAAACGCACGCTCCATGCTTTACTTAGAACCATACGCCAGTCATCTTTGAGTTTCATAGCTTATCTTCCTACTCGATCATTCAGTCGATTAACTTGTACTTTAATCTCTCCCAGACTTTCCTTGATTGATACCAAGTTATTGGTGAGAGTTGAATCTTGATTCTTATCAATGACATTTTGCAATACTGCTCGTTCTTCAATGACTGTCACTCGCTTGTCTAGAGTTGTCCAAGCAGTAAATCCAGCCAAAATAAAGCCTAAAAACGTTAGTATATGGCCCAAATTGATAGTTGCATCAAATTTCACTCCTCTATGTGCCGGTTCACGTCTATCTTGACCATTCCAATCTTGGTTCTCTATACTCATACAGCCCCCATGGACTTGAATTTATCGTAAAGTCCTTGAGGACTAAAAGATTCTGGGCTATCCAAACCTAGTGACGCTGCCACAGCTTCACTACAAAACCATTTAGTCTCACTCTGTGGAATAAATGGTATGATAAATCTGATTACCCCTAGCCAGTCATAAGATTGTCCCTTATGGCTAACAAACCACGCCAGTGCTGCGTTTCTATCAACTGTGGTAGGCAGCAGCACAAAGTCCCATGTGTCTGGTTGATTAAAGTCTATATACTTTAAACGTACTCCACCATCACGAACACTAGATGACCAGCAGGCAATGTCATCTACTAACTCTACATGGCTGTAATGACTTTTTGTGACAACACGAATGCATTTATCCCACCAAGTTCCGGGGGATTTATAGAAAGCAAGTCTCATGATAGTATATACTTTACTGTTATGTTGGTGAATATATAGTTAGATATAGCTTACAACCCTAGCTTTGCTCTCTCACCTCTTCCCCACTGTCGCACGCTCTCAATAAACTCACCGAATGCTTGCATATCAGCCATCTCACTTGCAGTAGGAGTGTACATGCCAGTAGCGGCACCCACCCCGATTCGGGAGAAAAACATCTCATCATCAATGCTATATCGGTCTCGTATTTTCTGAATCATAAGTTCTGAAATTAACTGGATATGCGGACTAGCAGCTTTGATTTGCTCACGTAATTCAGGTGACAATATGACAGGTTTAAGTTCAATTTCGTCAGGCTGTTCCAGTAACGTCACACCATCTGGCACCGATAAATACGTGACATTATCTAAAGTGCAGAGTTCAGTACAGTGTAGCTCATCGTCTACCATACTAGAGTTAGGTATAGTAGCCTGAATAATAGCATAAGGAGTGTAAACTTTAAGATAGCTCAGTATAGAGACTGTCATAATTTTTTCCAAGTAAATCAATAGAGGTTATAGGTAGGCAATATACCGAATACAGTCTTAATTGCTACTACTTAGTGATTATAGATAACAAGAAGCAGCAAAACCAACGTGATAGGCTGAATAGGAACGGGCGCCAGATAGAAGGCGAAGACGATTACCAGCATTACTACCTGTAGCCCAATATCCTCTAGAGATTACACATAGTTGGTTAATTATATATTGATAAAAGTAATCCCCGCCCATTAGGTTTGAGCCGGATACTGAGACACCACCAGACTCCGGTATGCCCGCCATTGCACGCATACGACTAGCTGCTGATGCGAGACTAAAAACAGTATTTGCTCCGTTACCATATCTTTGATAAGTCCCATTATTAGGATAAGTTGTTGTAAACTGCATTTGCACTTCATCAAATAGCGCTGCAACGCCAATTGTACCCCAGTGATCGGTGGCTAGAGCCGTACCACTGGTAACAGAGGCAATGTCTACACTAGGCTTAAGCACATAGAAGCGACCCCTTGCTAGTACCCCTCCCGATGTGTATGCCGTGAATGCACTACCATCCACACCATTTAAGGTTAGATTGTTCGCGTCAGTCACGGTCACAGTAAACAGTCGGTCGTTGATTTGAGTCATGCCAACAATGACTGTAATTTGGACTACATCACCTGTAGTGCAGCCATGAGCTGCTGCTGTAATCTGTACCGGGTTTGTTTGAGTAGTAGCAGTAATATTAACCGTACTAGCTACACATGTCATACCAGAATTAACTTTGTAGATGTTACCACCTACATCTGTTACCCCACATACTTGCCCGTTATGTGTGGTTTTGGACAATTGATTAGCACTACCTGCTAGAGCAAATGCTGGGTACGTGGTATTGCTTGCTGAAGTCCAAGTAACGGCACTACCACCACTAAGGGTCACATCAGCTTCACTTTTAAGAGCACTGTTATCATTACCCTTGGGATAGTTGCGCACACCACTGGGGTCATACCAGGCACAGTAGGCGGTGCTGGTGGCGGCTTGGGCGTGGGCTTCGCTCAGTCGGCAAAGCGCGTCGGCCTGAAATACGGTTTCAGCATGAACTTTCTGGCCCATCGTTTTGGCAGCATCTATTGCACCATAGTAGGTATTAGCAGCACTTACCGCTGAAAACCCTACTTGTCCTGTTAAAGGCCCAGACACCATAGGCTGTACATTTGGCAGGCTTGCTGCCACACCATTGAGCACACTACAGTCATACTTACTACGAAAAAGTCCACGATGCACTTGCCCACCATTAATAAATGCGCGGTGCAGATAATAGCCATCTAAGTTAGCTGTAGCCTCATCTGGGTGTTGCACGATGGGAACAATATGGATAGTGTTGGCTCCGTAAGTGGCAAAGCCAGGGTCAGTAGCATTACCTAATCGAAAGCGAAAAGCTGGAATCCAGCACCACACCGACCCACGCGCATCTTGATAGTTACCATAGTTTGCGCTAGTAGGACTATCATAGCCAGACATAGGAGTCATATTAGCAGAATCAGGTGCAGGGCAAATGCCAACGCCAAATCCAGCCGTACCAGCAACACCGATATAGTTGACAGCGGTGTTACGTAAATAGGTGCCGTCTGGCAGCACTATACTACCATTAGACGTGGCAGCTACAGGCTGTAAGGCTCCTACTGCTTGTTGAGCACTTGTCATAGCAAAGGCATCAGCGAAGTTACCTATGAATGGGTTAAATTTATAGGCCATGATTAGCTCCGAGTGGCAGTTAACATATTACCAGATGCGTCATATGTCATCGTCACAGTAGCTACTACGGCTACGTTTAGCCGGTACTGCACGGTAGTTAAGTTGGTGCCAGTGTATGACATGAGCATGTTGTTATAGGCGGGAATAGTGCCACCAAGAACTTGCATGGAAACAGGAGAGGCACCAGACACCAGTGCAGGAGACTTGGCATCAATGGATGCTAGAGATACGGAGTTAGGGCTGTCGCTAGCAAGCACAATACGTTGCGTATTCGCGTCAGTTACACCACTACCACGACTGATATTGGGGGCAACAGGTAAATTACCACTGACTAATTCAGGAAATATTAGATTAGCAGTGTTTTCTTCAATTTTTTCCAGCACAGATAACTGAGTTGGTTCGGGGGCTATATATACTTCTGACATGGCAATTCCTTAAAGTAGTTCTGAAAAATTATATTGCAGAGCCGCACACGACATAGCAAATTCGACTTGCGCCCAAAAGCGATGATACAGCATATTTGGTGGAGGTACGGCAGTCTGATTAGGGTTAGCCTTCATTGCATTGGCATATGCAAGGCACTCTGCCCATTTTTTATCATCTTTCAAAAATGATCTTATGGATATGAATGTGGATGATGAATTTATAACATCACCATTTGGCATAGCCCCAGTGTATGCCACAGGAGTTGTAGGCACATAAACAGTGTCAGTCATTCTAGCGTAATCACTACGTGGTTCAGATAAACCAATACCATAACTAGATTCAATATCTGTTCCTATAGATGGTGATCTAAAATGATTCCATATAATATCAAGCAAATCCTTAGCTAATAGAAACGCTCTTTCTGCTGTATGTTCATAAGTAGTTGAACCAACAACAATAGATACAGTAGTATTGAACTTACCCATGTTCTTTTTAGCTTTCGCATAGGCTATCAGTAGATAGGCCATACTTGCAGCCACCCCTACATCTTGTCCATGTCCGCCCTCATTTTCAGGGGCCATTTGGCAGTGTAAATGTGGATTTGGAACTGTACTTGCATTCCAGAAAGCAGCATAGTCACCTTTACCATCCCAGTTAAGAGTAGGTAACCATTCTTTGCTTCCTTCAAAATTGTTTGTTGTTGGGATACCTTGACCAGCAGCTATTTCAGCAGCCCACTCTGCTTTCGTGTTATCAACTATCCACGATATAGTAGCAGGCACTTTAAAAGATACTTTCACATCACTAGCAGTGAGTATGCTAGTTTCTCTAATTGCCCAAGAAACTAGTCTATCAAGAATTATCTCAAGATTTGGTCTTATGGCTGTAGCTAGTGGAGTAGTTTTATCACTCACCTCCAAGAATAGATCAGCAGTTCTACCTTGTCCCCAGTATTGGAAGCCAACCCAGTTATTTGATGGTGGGTCGTGCCAAACTGGAGAGTAGACATAGGACATTCCATAGAATTTGGAAACATTTCTATTTCCATCAGGAATTCTATAATCTCCAGCATAAGAATTTGTGACTCCACTAGCTATTGGGCCTTCTGGTGATTGAAGCCAACGAATCATTTCAATTTGTCGATATACCGAACCCAACCATATGTCCCCGGCACTGGGAGACATAGGAGTCATACCACCACCTCCAGTAGCCATTGCATATGCAGAAATCAGTGCCTGGTAGCCTTGATGAGACTCTCCACAGCCAATTCGATATGACCAACTTCCTAAACCACTTGTAGGTATTTCACCACCCCAAGAAGCGTACCAGTTAATCAAATAATGACACGAGTTGTAACCAGAACCTGCAACTTGATTATCACCAATTTTGCGGAAATACTTATCAAACAAATTATATCGGGCATAGTCTCCCATCTTTATATACTTTTCTTGGGAGGAGGAAATAGAAGATAGTTTGTTTTGTTCTGTAGCAAATTTCTTAGCATGAAATGCCCACTGAATAGCTCGCATCTCTGCATCTGGTGCATTAGTATATGACCATTTTTTTGAATAGGCATACGGTGCAGCAGGATAATCTGGAAGACCTTGATTAAATAATGGGTCATAGCCGCCAGAGCCAGCTCGACCACCATTCTGCCAATTATTCCAAGCTCCTTGTGGAATAGTCTCATAACTTGATTCCTGCATACCACGTTGGTATGTATTCATAAATGAGAGTTGGGAAGCACCTAATTCAGCATTCTTAAACCCATAAGCACCTTCAACATCGATAATCCAATGCATTAAATAGATGTTTTTCGTACTATAAGTGGATAGAAGCTCGTCATACAACGGGTCTGCACCAATAGGGGCAGCTAAGTTAGCTAGTCTAGGGTAATCGCTAACTAAGTTACCTTCTGGAACATAATCAGCAGGTCTGCTTGCTGTATATGCACCAACAGGCTGATTAGCATTATTAGGTATATAGAATTTTTCTATATTATTGGCACATGTGTTATAGCCTGACCAGTCACCAGATACTAAACCTTTCCATGCCTCTAGGCCAACCCAGAAAGATGCAGTTTCGGATACAGTCTCTCCACCATAGTCAGGTGCCTCATTAATGATTCGACTGTCTACTTCGGGTATATGTCTAGGTACAGAGAAAGCATTTGGCCCCGTTTGTGGGCCAAAGTAGCCAATAGATGTATTGTGAACTTTATCGTATACCCAATTAAATCTTCTGTAATACTCGGGTATTTCCCCAACACCAGAACCAAGAACAACATCGCCTGTGTTATCAAGGATAGTTGCTCCAGTTGGGGAAGAGAGCACCACCGAGAATTGTTCAGATGCTGAACCAAGAAGATCATCTCGAATAGCTACATCAATATACTTGGTAACCTGCCCCGGAGCAAAAGTTAAAGTACCACTAACATGGGTATAATCAGATGGAGATACTGCTGTGCCATCCACAGTGGCATAGTTAACAGTAACTACAGACGTGCTTGCTGCACTCAAGGTAACAGTAAGTCTTGCATTTCGTGCCATGGTATATGCCTTAAAGGGTGTTTATATAAGCTATTGTTGAGTCTGCTGTAGCAGTAGTCTTACCAGACAACTGACGTGATGCGTTTTCTCTGGCCTGCCATAACATAATACCGTCATTAGCGTTTCCAGAATTAGCCATTAGATACTTAGCAACTCTCTCAACAGAGTTTGGTTGATTAACAATTCTACTATACTGATCTGTATCAACAATGGTAGCTGAGTTTACACAGTCTGAGGATAAGACCATATAGTCCTTGTATAGTGGAGCACTGCTACCTGAAATACGTATACCAATACTAACAGATGTAGTAGGAAGGCATATACTCCTGAAATCCTCATATGCCACTATAGGATCATACTTTTCAGGCCCAATGTCATATGACATTATCGTAATCATATCTACCAAATCTTTTATTTTCTTGCTTGAGTAAGCACCTATAGCAGATAGAGCAAATGTTATCCTTTCAGAGCCAGCATTACCACCAAACCAACTGTTTCCTTGGGGTAAAGTAGAACCTGCCGGAACAGTATAAGCAGTGTAGTCAGCACCAACTGATACAGTAGTTAAGCATAGCTTTCCGGGTATAGTAGCCGCATCTACAACCTCACGTAATGCTTGTATTGATTTAGCATACTGGGCAAGTATAGTTGTTCTGTTACCATCATCAATATTAATCTCATAATCAATATCTATACCATCAAAGCCCATGTAGTTATAGAACGCCAATAAAGCATTTTTGATAGGAGTTCCTGAAGTAAGCCCAGATTCTGCTGCAAGACCTGACCAATTGTAGTATGAGGAGCCGCCAATAGACATGAACACTTTTATGCCCCTAGCCTGTATGGTAGTAAGTCTTGATTTGATAATTGCTGGAGTATTAGATACTCCAAAATCTAATCCCGTACCCTCCCATGATGTTGTTGAGCCTGACCATGTGAAGTCTGGTTGAACAAAAGACATTATAGTGTGGGTGAGTCCAGATTGAACAGTGGCTGAAGTATAGTCATTATTATCCCATGTAGGATAATAACCATATACAACTCTATTACCCCAACCTTTTGGTACGATAGCACCAGATAATAGATTAGACAACAAAGCTAACTTATTTGTCTGCCAGTTAATCCAACCAGCGTTATTTGGTTGAGCCGTATACAGACCACCAGTATCTGAGCTATCATGATTTAATGACCAATAAGCAAAAGAAACACCCTTATTAGCGCCGATCAACTCACTTACACCATCATTATTGAAATCACCATTCATGTGTGCAATAAGATTATTTAACCATGCTATCTCTTCAGGCCCATTTGGTTTAGTGAGATTCCCATCCATATCGTAACCAAAAAATCCACCAAATTCTCCAACAAATACTGGAGCAATGTTTTGCTCAAATATGAATGCCCAGTGATTTGTTCTAAGTTGGTTAAGATTATTTGGCCAATTAGCTGGAGTGTTTCCTGAGTAGGCTAACCAACTCTGTAAATATACAGATTGCCCATATTCATGCGGAGAATATACCAATTTATTAGGTGCGGCTAAAACTATAGGATTAGTGGAGACATATTCTAAGTTACCACCCCACCAGAATGGGTATCCACTCTCTGTACCACTCGTCCCCTCAACAAAAATGAGCCAGTCTGGCGCAATGGTATGAATGTAGTTTCCACAATTTTGAGCTAGTTCTTTCCAATCTGCCCATAGTAAGGCATAAGGCTCATTAAATAGATCGGAACCAACTACAGTAGTATTATTGGCGTATCTAGTTGCCATCAGTGACCAAACATCATGCCAATGCTGTACTGTCCCACCTGTCGGTATAGGAGTACCATCTTGCCCAGATAGCGTATTTCTATGGTTGTCTAGCAGAACATATATACCATTTCTAGTACAGGCATTGATAATCTTATCAAGAACCTCGTATACAGTTAATCCAACCAAATCAGGATTAATATATGAATTTGGGCTTCCAGAGTTACCCATAGCTCCTTGATCTGGAGATATTAAATTTGGATTTGAATAGCCATCTGTACCGAATGGTAATCGGATGCAGTTAAATCCCATATCAGCAATATCTTTTATGATGGCTTTATAACTTTTAACCCACATGCCGTGAGGTACGTAGGAGCTAGTTTCTGCACCATACCAATTAACACCTTTAAGTCTAAATGGGACTCCTGACCTTATAAATTGATTACCTAATGCAGTTATTCTAGGTAATGGTACTATAGGTAGCTCGGTTAGCACATTACCAGTTAACGTGATAGAGACTGGATTACCTACATCTGGGGTAAAGGTCAAAACACTATTTGCAGCTACTGGAACCAAAGAAGAGAGTGACACATTCACCTGTAAAGATGCTCCTAGGGTAAGCTGTCTGGGGGCCACTACAAGCCCATCTGGAGGAGTGCCATAAGTGATATGGAACGGGCCAATCGAATTAGGCAATATAGAATATGTCGAAGCACTTGTGGCCACAAGTTTGAATGACACAGTATTTGTGGCACTTACTTCTGTATCGACAAAGGCATACTTAGTTATTGGTGTAAGCCCATCAATGAATGTTGCTATGTACCCAACATCTGTGACAATAGGTGAGCTAGTGGTAATAACACCATTGCTTATGGACAGTGTTATTGACGTGACTACTGTACTAATTACACCATCACTAATAGATAGAGTAGGTAGCACTATATCAGGATTAGGTATAACTTTACTGATAAAGTTAGGTATGACCCTGCTAGAGTAATTCCGTATAGGATTACTAAGCAGAAATACACCAAATGGTACATAGAATTTTGGCATATTATTGATCCAGTACAGTAACTTCAGATGTGACGTACCATGAGTTACTTAAGTAGTTAGATTGGGTTTGACTTATTACGTATAGCAGACCCTCTGCTGCCTCAACAATATTATCTGTGAGCGTATCCACACTTAATTTTATGTTGGTAGTACCTGCTGGTATGTCTAAACTACCAGCATTACCTGTAGTAGGTATTACTATCTCAGGCTGGTCAACACCATTAATAGTGTATATGCAGTAGAGAGGCAATTTCCAATCATTTGCTGATACTTGTGGCGGTGAATTAGATGGCCCAACAGTTACTCCTACAGTGACTTGTGCTGCTAGAGCCGGAGTAACTACAAAGTTACCGTATGCACGATTACCCTCAATAATAGGTATATTAGTACCTGTTGTTATTACACTTGGCCCACTCGGAGCAGGAGCAGGAGCAGGAGCAGGAGCAGGAGAGGGTGGAGGTGTAGCAGTTAAAGACGTATCATTAACAGTTACAGATTTAGAAACACCTTTTCCAGTGAGAGCCATAGTAAAGGTTTTCTGCCCATCAGTAGTGGCATCTAATAATACAGCTACTGATATGGTATTTCTAGTGCCTACAATAAAAGAAGTGTAAGCTAGTGTAGTATAGTCTACGCCACTGGCCATACCAGTTATAGTAAATGGAACTACATCTCCATTAACCAAATTAGTGCCACCAAGAGTGAACACCAAATTAGCCCCCTCATCTATAGAATTAGCAGAGGAATCTAGGGTATAAATTGGTGATGGGGGCGGAGGTGCTATGCTAGTATCTAGCACCGAGACTGACTTAGATACACCTTTGCCAGTTAGAGACATAACTAATGTTTTAGCACCATCCGTAGTTAAATCACTTAATGTGGTTACGGTAATTGAATCTCTTGAACCAACAATAAAAGAGTAATTTGCTACAGGAGTGTAATCAATACCGGAGGTCATTCCAGATAAGGTGAATGGAACTACTGTACCTACCTCAGCATTTTGGGATTCCAAGCTAAATAGCACAGATTCCCCCTCGTTTATGGTACTGAGTGATGATGTTAATACATATACGGGAACAATAACTCTACTACTATCCAGTAATAGATTTAATTGATTACACGTCATAGCAAATCTCATTATATTGCCTCCATATCACCTACAACATCCCACTCTGTAGCAGAGACTTTAAGGATACGCATCTCACCTTTAGCACGAAGACTTGATTTAGTACCCAAAGGTAAGTTAAAAGTTCCTCCAATGAGGGAAATAGCAGTTGTTTTGGTATTTTTAAATTGATACCATGAGCCTATCTCAATAAGTCCATATATATCTAACACAGACACACTAATTGTATTATTCAATCTAACATGTCTATACCGATCATCTAAGTGATCTGCTGCTACATAACTTGCTGAGATAAATGAGATAATAGGAACAGGACTCAAAATAGGTTCATGCGTAGCAGCAGAATAGATTGCCTCCATGTTATCGACAATGTATTGCAGCATTCCAAGATTTAGGGCAACTTGTTGTACCGTATCAAAGGCATTGCCTATACGCTTATCTACTAATGAGTCTTGACTCCCACAAGAATTAAATACTGTACGCATATTCATGATTAAATCCATCCACGTTTTTGAAATCTAACATTAGTGCCAGATATACTAACACCAACAGTGTCATCACGCAAAACATCATCAGTTAGTGATGTATATAAGGTCAGGTGTTCCTGAGCTTTAGCAGAGGATTCCTGCGTATTAATATGGCTATGTACCTTATAAGCAATATAGGCTGTAAAGGCGCTAATCAATACATCAGGCAACTCAATTATCTGTTCTATATTTTCTATAGATAGGGTTTCGTGTTTTGCCTGATACAGCACACTCAGTACCATCCCATCATAGGGTCTTGGAACCTGCAAAACGTTTGCTTGTGGTGTGTAAACAGAGTTATAGCACTCAGCATCATTGAGGGCAAGCTCACAACCACTATTATCATACACAGCAAGTATCTTCACTACATCATTAGTAAAAGGTTCTTGTGGCAAATCTTGTATATACGGTACTCTTATCAACTTACCATCATGCCCTTGAATAGAAAATCTACTATCCAAGTGATAATTTGTTATACCACTCTGGGTGATAATAATAATATCATTCTCTTTCAAAACAAATTTTGAATAGAGTCGTATAAGAGCATCATTTGCGTAGATGACTACTTTTTTATGGTCTGGCGTAATAGTGTCACTAACTAAAGTAGTAGCCATTGCTAAGTTAGATAACTCACCATTAACCAAATTTTCAAACAAATCTCGTAGGCGCATGATTTTCAAACAATGTAAGTGGCCAAAGCATTTTGACTGGCTTCTGGGTATTCATCTTCCCATAAATCCACTTCAGTTTTGGTGGCAGGTACTGAATCTGATGGTCTCCATGGTGATAAGAATCCAAGCATAGAAATTGTATCTATGCAGTCATCTTTGCCTTTTAAACCACTTGACGTTGCTAAACGAATTTGCTGCATAAACGTGCCAACTATAACACTATGTTTCATCTCCTCGGGCCAATGCATTTTTCCAGCTTTGAACCAAGGAACAACAAGGTTAAATCGAGACAGTTTATCTGTGATTGGACGTATGCCAGGGGTATGACCTGTCTTATCTGATGAGGCAAAGTTAAACCAGATATTCCGGTTCATCATTTCATTCTTCATCCAAGATATGAAGGCACCTTGTTGGCCTGTTATCTCTACACCAACTTGCTGTGGACGATATTGCTGAACCAAACGAAACAAATCATCAATTGACTTGTCCATCGTCTGTCGTTCGCATGTACCATCTACCCAAAACCAGTCTCCATTTGAGTTATATGCCCATACAGAGATGACTGAATAGTCTGCTGTCTGCTTTGCAGATGTAGCAAAATCAGTCGTGATGTAGAAGTTAAAGGAGGATTTATGCTCCAGTAAATTTTTACGACTGTACCACTGAATATCCCCATCTTGTACTAATTTTTCTTCTTCCGATGTGATTCGCAACATCAGCTCTTGAAAAAATGAAGCTAACTTTCCAGTCTTGACGGCCATATCGTACTGTTCTTGGATGTACTGATAGGAGAATCTATCCTCCCATGCCCCGACAAATTCTTCCTCAGTGCAAGGAAATTTTTCGCATACTGGCCACACGTTTACATCCCAAGCCCCAGACTCCACAGCTTCGATCAGAATGTCATCCATGTTGAATGGGGTGCCATTGAAGACTACTTTTCTCCGGGTGGGGTCGAGTGCGTGGTTTACTCCCTTGTAAACAGTATCTTTAATGGCAATCATTGCTGCCTTAGACTTGGAATCATCATCGCTAACCAAGTCATCAAGAATAGCAATAACAGGTCGCTTACCAAAAATCTTCGTACCACGAAGACCAGTCTTGGCACCGAACATCTTCACTCCAAGAACATTGCCCTCTGTGTTCTGGAACTCTAAGTAGTTGTCTGTGAATGATGCTTTTGGAACCCACTGTTGTAAAAACTCGCTATTGTTATAGCGAAACTCAATATTTTTTCTTGCTGTCTTTACCCCGTTCTCCATAGAGTCAGAAACATAGATCATTCCATCTATTTTACCAAACCCAGGTAGGTGATTAAACATACTCACGTATAGGGTGAAATACTCCATGAATAAAGTTGTCTTAGCAGCACCACGAAAACATAGATTAGCTATGTAAGATTGTGGGGTTATCATCTTATCCAGCATCTTTAAATGTACTGGAGGTGTCTTATGTGACTCTCCAACAGAACCATTTACTAACTTAATGAAGTTCATAAATGTTAGGGCAAAATCACTAGGTATATAGCTATTGGAGTTTAACCCAGAGTAGTTAACTTGATCTAACCACTCATCAAGTTTTTGCTTAATGAGTGCCATTGTCTTTAGCCTTCACATCAATGATAGACTGGGATGCGATAATATGGGTAGGTACACCACCGGTAATAAGTTCCTGCTGTTTCTGTGCCATTTTAGCAAGTAACTCTCGCATTTCATTCATACCAGAGTTTTCTCGCATGTCAAAATTAATCAGTGGCCCTACCTCTTTTGGCTTAGTTAGGTGGGTGAGCAAGGAATTCGCTGCTTCGCACTTCACCTTGTCACTCATCGAATTAGCCATTAGGTCGGCCTGCACATTGATGGCCTTCTGGTACAGGTCTTGATTCAACACCCAAGTGGGGACTAATGTCTGTTCAAGAATCAGATTGACAAGTTTACCCTTGTTATATGCTGATACATAAGCAGCAATGTCTTTACTAACAGTGCCTTTAGCAATCAAGGCAGCGTATCTTTGAGGAAATGTTCTGGCATACGCATCTTGGTTTGTGTAGCCCATCACCTTGTAACTAACATATGCTACGGCATGTACATAGTCTTCTGTTTTAAACTTACCATCCTTCAGAACAGAGGTATAAGAGATGAAGTTATTTCTTACGCTTTCAGCAAACTCAGGGTCAGTTGAAATGTTATTCACTAAATCAACTAATGATTGTGTGATGTTGCTTTTCAAATGGGCAGGTACTGCTTTTTCAATTTGATCTTTAGTAAGCATGGTTATTCTCCAGAAAAGTTACGTTTAATTAGCTTGCGAGTAAACCATAGGTACTCACCAAGAGCCGTGCATTTGCATATTAGATCAGATTTATCTTCCTCAAGCAACAACTTGAACTGCGCTGAACCAATAAAAGAAAGAAACTCTTTGTACTTCTTTTGAAGTACCAGTAGTTCAATTATCACCAACTTATATGGCATCTTCCAATTTAACTTATTAGTGAAATGCATATCAGTAAGCTTACTGGAGGCAATCCAGTCTTGCCCAGTTGGCAGGGTCACTAGAAACCCCTCAGAGCAGCGATCTTGCTCCTCCGTTGCTACGGTATCCATCAGATCGATGAACTCCCCAAGAACCATTGGGATGCATCCTAAAACGATAATTTTTTCAACTTCCATGGGCATCCCCTAAAAAAATGAAGCCCATAGTATATACTTTAGGCTATCCTTAGCTAAATCTGAAAATCCCTTTGAAAGAACAGGGATGGGATAGCCTATTGTTCTGTGTGAACACAGAACCATAAAATATAAAAGAATCTACTATAGAATGAGTAGGTACTCTCCTAGCCGAGAGTACCAACCCAAGTAGTGTGTGGGGATATAACTGCTACAACTAGAGAACTCATCTTCCGGCACGAAAGTGTATAGAGTTTGATCTAGTAGCAAACAGGTACTTGCTTAAACGTACCTGATTCTCGTTGATGTGTGTTTGGGGAGATAGTTAACTCTATCTCCCCATTTTTTTTTTATATAGAATTTTTTTTAAATATATTTTTGAAAAACTATATAGAGAAAAATATTACAAATATTTTTGTTGCTGTGTTCTGTTTTACTGTATTACACCAGCTACCCCCCAGTAGCTGAATGTATCCCCCCCGGTATGGTATACCCACTACACCTGCTACCTGCGGTAGCTATTGGCACATCTTCGTGCTGTCAATTGGGGAATGAATATGGCTTCTATTAAAGCAACCTTTGGTGCTTTGCTCGGTACTGTTACGTCATCAGCAACAGTGATTACGTCAACCCTCAACGCTGCGTCTACTGGCGCAGAAATGTTGAATCAGTATGCAGAAATGCAGAGTAAGCAACAGCGCAAGGATTATGCTGCTATGGAAATCCTTTGTGATGAAATGGCAGAAGATCGTGTAGCCAAGGCACAAGCAGAGCGTTTACGTGAGATCAAGGCGCTCAATCTCAGTGCAGAGGAACAAGTGCTGTTTCTTGCCACCAAGGAACGTGTACGAGTTGCACTTGCTAGCGTGAAGTAACTCTTTACGCTACTAGATACCACTACGTTAGTAGTGGTATTTAATACCAGTACCCAAATACGGGTACGGGTACGGGTACGGGTACGGGTACGCATGCAGGATAGGTAGATAGTAAGGTTAGTTACCATAACTATTGGTATTTATTTACCTATTCATCTATAGGTAAATAATAACTTGGGAAGTGATATCTCACTGAATTTAACTTACTATAGTTAAAACCTATCAACTAGCTATCTTCAATAGCTTTACTAATTCTCCCGAAAATCTAACTCCAACTATTGCTTCAATAATAAGAGCATGCCTGCGGCATGTATTGGTAGAAAATTTTCTACTTTGGTTCAACTTTTAAGGAGCACTTCAATGAAAAGAACTCAACTGGTAAGCAGCATGATTGCATTGCGAAAAGAAATTCGCATTGAGTTGCACAAACTAGCACATGAAGACAATTCTACTTTGGAGCGATATATGGCACATGACAGGTTACCAGCATACGTGTGGGTATACCATCAGCAATTCGCCTCATTACATGAGGAGTATGTTGCCTTGAAGTATGGTATTAACTCACTGGTTTAAAGGTATAAATATGAAACGTGATCCTGAATTCATGTATATGCTCATTTGCATCGTGTGCTTTATAGCCATAGGTGTAATACTTGCCTATTAATACTAAGCTACCCTGATGGGTAGCTTATTTTTTAATTACACCTTGCTCTCGGTGCGTTTCTTCGCTCCGGTGTGGCGTGCCTACGGCACGTATTGGTGGTGTTTAAGTCCGCATTCGTGGATACACAGCTATTTTGGAGACTTTCATGGCTAGTCAAAATGGTATTGATTTCGCAGCAGCCCTTGCTTCGATGAAGAATTCGCAAATTGGTAACGTGGCAAAGCCTGCTGTTACTGGTGGCGATAAACCGAAAGCACAGCTTTGGCTCAACGTGGGATATCACGTTCCAGTGGTGACTATTCAGGCTGATGGCACGCAAGTGCAGGAGAATCGGTTTGTATCATTGCCTGTTGGTATTGCAGTAGATACCATGCAGATGCTTTCTGAAAACAGCCAGAATCAAAACTTTGCTGCATTTCAACAGGCAAGGAATGAGCTGCTCAAGCTGCTTATTGAAGCCGGTGCAGGGCTTGCTGAAGGCGAAGATCGTCCCATTGCATTGGAGCTTCAGCTTCGGCGTATCTCTGCTCCGCAGGCAACAGTTCCAAGCAATGTGAACCAATTCATTAAGCCATTGGTGCTTTAATGAAATACTGACTACCTAGAAATAGGTAGTCAGTAATTATTCTATTGGATAGATAGGCAAATGTATGGCATACAAATTAGTTAACTACAATGTTAATCTGAAGTTGATAGCCTAAACTGCTATCATTTTTAGCTCTTTCTTTTTTTGGGGCTTCGCCAATCTCATTTCAACTCAGCGATAAAACAAGTTGAACTTTTTGACCAATTTACACTAAGGATTACCTAATGTATAAGTACGCTGGAATAGGCAGTCGTCGGACTCCACAGAACATTCTGGAAGACATGTTTGCCATTGGCAAATCTCTGGCTAGTAGTTGTGTTCTTCGATCTGGCCATGCTGATGGGGCTGACTTAGCTTTTGAGCTGGGTTGTGATCAGAACCAAGGAAACAAAGAGATATTCATCCCTTGGAATGGGTTCAATGGGGCCAGGGTGCGTAATGGATTCATTGTCCCACCTTGGACAGATAAAGCCCTAGAAATTGCCTCTAAGGCCCATCCTACATGGGATAGGTGCAGCATAGCAGCTAAGAAATTACATACACGTAATGTGTATCAGCTTCTTGGTATCAATTTGAATGATCCAGTAGATATGGTTATCTGCTGGACACCAAATGCTTTAGGTAGTGGTGGTACTGGTCAAGCAATAAGAATTGCTAAATCACTAGGCATACCTGTATTTGACATTGCTAGCCAAGAGCAAGCAATACTCTGTTATAAATTTATTCTAGAGAGATTCAATGTTAACTGATTTCTACAAGGAAATTTTGAAATGGATAGATACTGGTGAGAGCGAGTATCCATTTTCGGAGAAGACTGGTTTATGCAGTAACTTAATCATATTTGTTGTTAAAAACAATACGACTAGCTATAATTACCGAGAGAGTCTATATGATCAATTCCATGAAGCAGAATTAAGTGAGGTATATCCATTTAACGAAAATCGTATTGAATACGTCATTGAGTGTCATAAAGGAGCTATATATATGAATGCATCAAGACTAGACTGGATTAAAAAGCATGCAACATCTGTGTAAACACTGCCATAAACCAATTAAGTTGGTGCCCTCTGCTGAAGAGCGTGCTAAGAAATATGGTGGCACTCCTAACTTCTACAGAGATATTTTCACAATGCATAACGAGTGCATTATGGAATTGAGAAAACAACCTATGAACCAAGGAAAAAAGAATGTCCTTATTGAAAGAGTTCGCTAAAGAGTGGTTAAAAGCAGTTTCTGATTTAAATAATGTAGGGAACTTGATAGTTCCAGATTACGAAGGATTGTGCTCAAATTTTACATCGTACTGTAGGCAGTATTCGATACATTCAATGGAATTGAAATATGAGTTACTTCGTTGTTATGGAACTTTTGATCTACCTTTTGATAGATCAGTAGCATTATCTATAAAGGATACTGCTAAACACCTTAATCCAAAACGAAAGGCATTTATGGAAGCAATTGCACAAGGCAAGCTAGTAGTTGATGATTTCGGTGATATGGTAACTGTAAATGATAGCTGAATTAACTACTACGGACTTTGATAAGTTCGTACATCAGTTAAATACATTTGATTGGTATTACGCATATCAAGAAGGACATAGACAACATGCGAATATTGTGAACCAATCAAAACAACATCCTCTTTTAGAGGAGGCGTATAACGCCTACATCTATAACTTTAGTTCTGCTGAAGTTAGGCTTGTTAGATTAACTGAGATAAGGAGCAAGATATGACTATTGTATTTGTATTTGGTAGCAATGAAGCTGGCCTACACGCTGCTGGTGCTGCAAAGACAGCAATGGAAAAACATGGTGCTATCTGGGGTAAATCCTATGGGCATTACGGAAAAAGTTTTGCTATTCCTACTAAGGATGATGCAATTGAAGCATTGCCAATAAATAACATTCATCTTTATGTGAATGGCTTCTTAGCTTATGCAGCGGGACATAGAAAGATTACATTCCGAGTTACACGAATTGGATGTGGACTAGCTGGCTTTAAAGATAGAGATATTGCTCCCTTGTTCCGAGGAGCTACGAAGAATGTAGAATTTGATTTAGATTGGCAGCCTTGGATCGGCGACTACAACAAGTATTGGGGTACGTATGAAAGTTGAATTTTTCTACCGCACTTCTCGTGGTGCAACTGCTATGAAATTCTTTGAAGAAGAGAAGGCACGAGAATGGTATAGGAAACAGAAAGAAAAGCATGGTAATGCTTTGTCTGAAATGGTGTTAGTGAAGCAAGTAACGACAGTTAAGGAGACAATTTATGGCGAACCTATTAGCTGCTCAGTTAGCATTTGAAGAGCTGTTGAGTAAAAACGAACTTCTACCACGAGTAAGAAAGGAGTTCGTAGAATGTAAAGAATTTGACTTCCATGAATATTTGGATAGACTTGGTATAGATGTGAAATTTGGCATTGATGTGCTAGTACAGATGGCGCTGCATAAAAGATGTGATTTTCCAACTTTGATGGGGATTATGCGAAATCACTTCAAAACTGCCCAAGAAGTAGCAAATGAGTTAATGAATTGCGCTGACGTGGGCATTGTTGAATGGAATGTGGATTTGAAGATATTTATTGTGCGGTTTATCTTAACTGCACAAGTCCAAGAGGACTTGGATAGATATCAATATCCACTACCTATGGTAGTCAGACCACGATTGATCGAGAACAATAAAGGTACTGGCTACTACAATGGTAAATTATCTATCATTCTGCGAGACAATCATCATGATGATGATGTATGTCTTGATCATATCAACAGACTCAATCAAGTTACTTTCTCTCTGAATATGGATGTAGTTACATTCATCCGTAATCAGTGGAGAAACCTTGATAAGTTAAAGGAAGGAGAGACCCATCAAGAGTTTGAAAAGCGTAAACGAGCTTTTGAGAAATATGATAAATCAGCAAAGCATGTCATTAAGCTGATTACTGGCGTAACTAATGTGTTTTATCTGACGCATCGTTATGACAAACGAGGCAGGACATACTGCCAGGGCTATCACGTCAACTATCAAGGAACTGCTTGGAATAAAGCATGTGTAGAGTTTGCACAAAAGGAGTTAATTGAATAGAAGCTCAAAACAAGCACCATAATACAGCACCACTAGGAGCTGTATATATTGGAAGAGAGTCGCTATAAAGTAAATTCATGATAAGAGGAACCAATGAAAGAATTCACAGCACGAGAGTATCTCAAAATTGATATTGCTTCACAGTATGGGTTGGATAAATCCACTTGGGAAGAACGTATTGATTGGTTTGATGCCAATGAAGACAAGTTAGTGGGCTTGATTGACAGTGCTGAAAACCCTGCATTGTTTTTCGCAGGGTTGACAGCTTGGAATAGTATGCTACAGGGAAAACCATCAGGTTATCCTGTATCACTGGATGCTACATCTTCAGGATTCCAGCTACTTGCTGTGCTGACTGGAGATGAGTCTGCTGCCAAACTTTGTAATGTGGTCAACACAGGTAAACGTGAAGATGCCTACACAGGCATCTATAACATCATGTGTAATCGAATAGGTGAAGTAGCTAAGATTCAGCGTTCGATGGTCAAGGAGGCAATTATGTCGGCCTTATACGGCTCCACAGCAGTTCCAAAAAGGGTGTTTGGTGCTGGCCCCTTGCTAGACACATTTATCGCTGTGATGCGTGAAATGGCTCCTGCTGCGTGGGAATTGAATGAAGCTATGCCTGGGTGTTGGAATTCCACGGCTCTAAGCTATGACTGGGTTATGGCCGATAACTACCATGTGCATATAAAGATTATTGATCATGTTGCGGAGCATGTTAACTTCTTTAATGAACCATTCACTACATACCGTAAGGTAAATAAACCCACTGAGCAAGGTCGTTCTTTAGGTGCTAATACTATTCATTCTTTGGATGGCATGATTGTACGTGAAATGTCTCGCCGCTGTAGCTACAATGCTGCTAAGGTTGCTAAGGTAAAGGACATTGCTCTTAGAGACTTTGCTATTTGTATGGTTGAGAATGAAAATACTGATATGGTCAGAACTTTGTGGTCACACTATGAGGCTACTGGTTATCTCAGTGCAAGGATTCTTGATTACATTGAAGAATACAACATTGATCTAATTGATGTTGGTGTTTTGATGGAACTGATTAATAGCTTGCCTGATGAGCCATTTCAAATCATGTCTATCCACGATTGTTTTCGTTGTTTGCCTAAGTATGCTAATGACATGCGTAAGCAATACAACTTACAGCTTGCTCTGATCTCTAGAAGTGAGATTCTCAGCGTGATGATGAGTCAAGTTCTTGGCAGAAAGGTGCAGTTGGGTAAGGTAAATCCTAACATGTATGATGACATACTTGAAGCAGAGTACGCTTTAAGCTAACCAATTAACTACTCCACATGGAGTAGTTAATTTTTTTCTGAGATAGTCATGGAAACTCGTATCTCTTTTTTTGGGGTGTTGCCTGTTGTTTTCACAAAAGATATCTAGAAAAATATCTTGTAAAAGCTGTAGATGATAGTTACATCTCCACAACAGAAGTACATTTTTCTTTAACAAAAGTAATTGGAGATAGGTAATGGGTATCAAGATTAACATGAACGCTCTGTCCTACGTGTGCCATAAAGCAGCATATAAAGCTGGCTGGTGGTCGGACAATAAAACAGGTCTTGATCTAGCATCTGTAATTAGTAAACCAGCAGATGCTTCCCAAGAGCTTCTTGCTGCTGCTCTAGTAGCACAGAAGTTGTGCCTAGTACACAGTGAAATCAGTGAAGGTATGGAGGGACACCGCAAAGGCTTGATGGATGACAAGCTACCTAACCGTACTATGCTAGAAGTGGAATTAGCCGATGCAGTTATTCGCATCATGGATTTGGCAGGTGCTATGCAGTTTGATATTGGTGGCGCCATTTCAGAAAAGTTAGCCTATAACGCAAAACGTCCTGACCATAAGCCTGAAGCCCGTGAAGCTACCGGAGGCAAAGCCTACTGATCAAAAAATTAGTAAATATTTTCTTTTTTTGGTTCTGAACCAAATTTGGTTATATACTCTAGACCAGTAGCAAGATGCTACTTAAACTAACCAACTAGGAAACTATCATGCAATTTGTTCGCACACAAGCCCCTCTGCCCAAGACCCGTCGTACCGTCAATCCCAATGCCGCTCCGCGCAAATCGAAGTACGACTTCGCTAGCATGAAAGTTGGCGACTCCGATCTGACCAATGAATTTGGTAAGGATGCCAAGAAAGCCATTGCTCGACTGAGTTCAGCAATTGCCATCTACAAACGTCGTACCAAGGATGACCGTCGCTTCCTCGTCCGCGTGTATAGAGACGAGGAACTAGATCAGGACATTATGGGCGTATGGTGCTTGGCAGCCAAGGAACCAAAGGAAAAAGAGGTTGCTGAAACGCAATCTGATTTGGTTACTGAAGACGAATCAGATTCAGTTGCTGAAACTACTGAGTAATCAGCAACAACAGTAGCATCTACAAAATGCTGCTGTAAACTATAGGTACTAACAAGTATCTATACTTTACAGTTATCCCTAGTAGCTCAAAGCGGATAGAGCAATGTCGCTAGAATACAAAACGGCAAGATAGTGGTTCAACTCCACTCTAGGGGTTCAGTAAAAACTGGCTCAACAGGGTTAGTTCTTTTTTTGGTGGTTGATCTGCTTGGTGTTAGCTACCAAGTGGTTAGAAGTCTCCTTAAGAAATCCTGCTTATAGGAAAGATCAACCACCATCTGCCATGTTAGCCAAGCGGTTAAGGCACTGAACTCATAATTCAGGGATCGTAGGTTCAAATCCCACACATGGCACCATACAAAATCTGCCCGTAGCTCAATTGGATAGAGCTGCTGTCTTCTATATAGTAGGTTGGGAGTTCGAATCTCTCCGGGCAGGCCAATTAAAATACACTTCCATGAAAGGGGGGTTTATGTTTTTGATGAATTTAATACCTACACTCCCCATCTGGGAGAGTTTAAAAAGTTTGATGGGAATGATGTACCCATCTGAGTATTGGCGGGCTTTATCTCCGCCTAAGAAGGGCAGCAGTAAGATACTTGTTAGACTATATATATTAGTCTATAGATATCTTCGCCCAGGGATGATCTACTACGGCCATCTGATCGGGGTATAGATTGGGACAACTCATCACCGTCTTGATTTATATTCCCGCCAATAAACCCAGTAATATTTTTACTATATTGGCCATCACACCACATGCATAATACATGTGGTGTGATCTGTGTTTTTCTTTTTCAAAAAATACATATTTAATACGAACCAATATTGGTTCTATAAATAAACATAGTTAAACGCAAGAATGGTGGAAAGGTATACACACTGAACTTAAAATTCAGCGCCTTATGGTATACGGGTTCGACTCCCGTTTCTTGCACCATTTCCTCCCTTAGACTGTATGAAAGCAGTCTTTTATTAGCCCCTACTAGAAATAGTAGGGGCTATTTTTTTTTTTGAGGTAACTAAATAGTATAGCTCTATTGATAGAGACATTAAGTTAGTATATTGCATATATCATATCAACAGGTAGACATGGTAATATGTTATCTTAATGGCGGTTTAGGGTTAGCGCCTAAACAAACATTATGTTATCTAATGTCAAGACAAAAAGAAACACTGCTTATTGTGACGCCATTTTCAATTAGGAGAACTAATGACTATTAAATCGGATAAAGACTGTCAAGCCAAGTCTAACAAGTACAACCAAAACTGTTGTGACTATGGTTGCAATGATAGCTACAACTGCCCAGCACATCAACAGATGTTAGAAAACGATAGGATAGATAAAGTGCTATTTGCTATTCAGGGGATAGCTCTCTTTGTTTTGGTTCTGGCTATTATCATTAACTTAATGGATTTTACATTATGACTCTTTTTGTTAAATCAGAAGAAGACTGGTTTTACTGCCTAACACGAGCAGACTATCCTGATAGTGCAGATCAAGAGATGATTATGCGAAGTATGAATACAGAAGCTGTATTTTTAGAAAAAATCATTGACTATTACGACTGCCCTTATGAGGTGAATGAAAGTTATTTAGCCATTGAAGAATGTGGTAAATCAAACTACGTTTACTTTGATGGTTTGGTTGGAGACGACAAACTACAATTTACACAAGTAAGTATGGATAGAGGAAATATCTTATTTACTGTTGACAGATTAGGTCAAGGAGATGGATTTTTTATACCACGAAGATTCGTCAAACTGAAAGGGGGAGATGTAGTTACATTAAATGGTGCTAAATCTACTGTACTACACTCAGATGACAATATTACCTTGTTATCTCAGAATAGTGGCATAAATATGTATTTGACAGATCAACTTACTGAAGTTGTCTACTAAACAGGAATTCATACATGAATAACGATATAGAAGTAAGTAAAACTACTGGTTTACTTCCAGAGGATGAGTTAATTCGTAAGATGTACGATGAGAACAATAAATTCTTTCGTACTGATCGCTATACAGGTAAGAGTACACGTATTGCCATAAAGATCATTAATGAAGCATTAGCTAACCCTGGCAAGACTATCAAGATTGTTGACCACGACAGATCACATAAATCTTGCAGGTCATTGGCTGAGACTGTAGTAAATATTTTGGATCTGCTTTGTGTAGATTTTAAAGGTGGCATTACAGAGTGCCATATAACTGTTGAGCCACTAACCCCAGAGTTGCACTATGAGCGTTGATAGTCTATACCGTAGTACGCCCAGACAAGTCAAATCACATATTATTGAGTGTTTTGAGGCTGGACTAGTTCCGTACATACAATCATCCCCTGGCATGGGTAAATCAAGCATTGTTAAGCAAATTGCTAAAGAGTGTAATCTGCATTTGATAGATCATCGCTTGAGCACATCTGCCCCAGAAGACCTTAGCGGCTTACCTAAATTTAATGAGAAGGGTTATGCACAATTTGTACCATTCGCTGAGTTGTTTCCTACTGCTGGAACCCCACTACCCGAAGGAAAAGATGGGTGGATTCTCTTTTTGGATGAGTTCAATTCTGCTAGCCGAGGGGTGCAAGCAGCCTGCTACAAGCTCATTCTGGATAGGATGACTGGACAGGTGCCTCTACATGAAAATGTGCTCATATGCGCTGCTGGTAACCTCTCAACGGATAAGGCGATTACCAATCCAATTAGCACAGCTATGCAGTCTCGTGTGATTCACCTACAAATGGAAATCAATTTTACTGAGTGGCTGTTAGATGTAGCACTAAAGGAAAACTATGATTCTCGTATCATTGCTTACTTGAGCCAGTATCCAAATAAATTGATGGACTTCAACCCAGATCATAACGAAAAAACATTCTGTTGCCCGCGCACATGGGAGTTCATGAATAGCCTTATTCATAAAAAGGATGTTACAGAAGCCAAGGCTTCCTTGTATAGTGGAACTATTACCAGTGGCGTTGCTGTAGACTTTATTCAGTTTACTAAAGTGTACGCCACAATGGTTAACATTCGTGATATTCTTGCTAATCCTCAAATGTGTCCAGTCCCATATGACGCTGCTACTAAGTGGGCAGTGATGACACATATGATGGAGATGCTAGATGAAAGCAACTTTGATAAGTTGTCAGTATATGTATCACGGTTTTCTATGGATTTTCGTGTACTATTCTTCCGATCAATTATGGTAAGAAAACCAGAATTGCGTCACCACAAAGCATTTGTTTCAACTATGGGCGAAATGTCCAAATACTTATATGCCTAACCCAACACCTATCAACCAACGTGGCCCAATTGATAAACCTTATGTTGCTGGCTTTGAGGGTAAGAAGATAGGCTTATATGCCTCTTCCCTAGCTGCTGCAAAACAAAAGGCTGTGGAGCACTTTAAGCCTAAAAAACGCAGCATGGGATTGGTTTGGGCAGAGTTGGCTAAAGAGTCAAAATGAATACCGATCTGAGTAGGTTGCTTGATAAGACCAAATCACAAGTATTTCTTGGAAGTAATGCTTCTATTCTTGGTTCTATTATGTGCTCTCTTGACTTTATATGGTGTGAGGAGACCGGAACGGCATCTACCAATGGTAAATCATTGAGGTGGAATCCTACTTGGTTTCTCTCATTATCAGAAGATACACGAAAAACAGTATTGGTACATGAGTTATGGCATGTAGCTAAACTGCATATGATTCGTGCAGAGGGTAAAAGACACAAGGAATGGAATCAAGCTTGTGATATTTCTATTAACAATGCCTTAGAAAATGATGGCTATACATTTGATGGTACTAAGCCTTGTATTAATCAGCAATACTCTGTAATGGCAGAAGAAGACATTTACAATGACATTATTCAAAACAGCATAGAAATGCCTAATCCATCTTGGAAAGATGAAGATGGAGAGTGCGATCTTAAAGAAATAAGTAAATCAGAACAGCATGAAATCGTTAATAACGTAATACGTGCTGTACACCAGAGCAAAAATAATAAAGATGCTGGAACATTAAGTATAGATGTAGATCATTTAATTGATAAGTTTCTGAAACCTATTGTTCCTTGGCAGACATTATTGTTTCAATTCTTCAGTGCCTTAATTGAAGAAGATCATTCTTGGAGAAGACCTAATAGACGCTATCAAGATATGTACCTACCATCTATTCAGTTGAATGAATCAAGACTGGAGAGTATTAATTATTATTTTGATGTATCAGGATCAGTAACTGATTCAGAAATTATGAGATTTAATTCTGAAGTTAAATACATCAAAGAAACATTCAATCCAGAGAAACTTACAGTGGTACAATTTGATACCACTATCAAAAAAGTAGATGTTTTTACCCCAAATGATCGGTTTGACAAACTGACTGTTGTAGGTAGAGGCGGAACATCATTGATTAAAGTACGTGAGCATATTCAAGAGACTATGCCAACGGCTGCAATCATATTTTCTGATTTGTACTGCCCAAGTATGAGAAAATTGGATAAGCCTATTCCAATTATCTGGGTAGTAGTGAACAACCCCACTGCTCAAGTGGAATTTGGAAAAATAATTCACATACCGAGGTGATTATGGTTATCAATGGTAGAAATTTACTTGCTTTAGCACCAATCAAAAACATGGAACCAACTAAAAAAACACTGAATGGTGTTTCTTATGGTTTGGGTGAGGCAGGATACGACATTCGTGTTAAACAGACTGTTATTTTTAAAAAACGAGGTCTAGGATACAATACTCGGCGTACTGCTGCAATTACATGGCTAGAGGGAGATAAACAATTAAATAAAATAAATGCTGGTAGATTTATACTAGCTTCTACCATTGAGGAGTTTGATATACCTAATAACTTAATGGGCATTGTGCATGATAAATCTACATGGGCGCGTAAAAGTTTGTCTGTATTCAATACTGTCATTGAGCCTGGATGGAAAGGATTTCTAACTCTAGAGCTTGTTTACAAGGGGGAAGATGACTTAATTATTGAAGCGGGTTCTGGAATAGCTCAGGTAGTTTTCCATGAATTAAGTGAACCGGCTCGCTACACAGGAAAGTATCAGAATCAAGAAAATAAACCAATATACGCAATAGATAGCAAATAATGGCCGGAACTAGCTACGCTATGCTTATGTGTATAAGATGTAGGATCGTCTTTACAAATAGAAAAGGCGCTTCTATAAAAGACGGACTTGTGTTCTGTAAAGATCATAATCCGTATAAACAATCAAACCGAGAAAAGAAATGTCAGCAAAAATCTCAGCAGAATATTTAGACCACATGGGATCAGACCTAACTGTAGTAAATGCGGCTCGTGTCAGCTCCAGTAAAGAAAGTGAGTGGGATACTCGTTACACTACTGAAGCAGAATTTGAAAATGGTGCTGGATTAATGGTTGAAGAACTAAAACCACTAGATGCTAACTTTATTCGCTTTCTTGCAACAGGATTCCGTGATCATGAATGGGATGATTTTTTAAATAAAATCATCAACACCGTTATTTCAATGGGACAGTCAGTAGATACAGCTACAGGAAGAATTATGCTAACCGACATGCTACATAAATACAAGCACAAGGCCCAGCACTGGACACCATTTGCTCATCCCCATGTACAGATTCGCATGACCCTCCCTATCTTTTTGGCTCGGCAATTTGTTAAACATCAAGTAGGTGGTGTATGGTCTGAGGAATCTCGTAGATACATTTCAGATGACCCTGAAGTATGGTATCCAGATACTTGGCATGCACAGTCTAAAGATATTAAACAAGATTCTGACGGGTCAATCAGAAAACAATCAGAAGCAGCTTGGAATGCAGAAAATGCAGTGTATAACTGCATTAATTCCTATAGAGATAGCCTATCAATTGGTGTTGTTAACGAAGAGGCTCGTATCACGCTGCCATTGAATATAATGACAACTGTCGTTTGGACAGGTTCACTAGAATTTTGGGCACGAGTATGCAATCAATATTCTGATAGCCGTGCTAAATTACCTGCACAAGAGCTTGGCAAGATTATTGCTTCGATCATAGAACCGCTGTTTCCAGTTTCTTGGAAACACTTGACTACTTAATGCGTTATCGCTTTTCGTGGGTATAAGCCTCACTACTTAAATGTAGTGGGGCTTTTTAATTTGATATTAAGGAAATTAACATGCAAGTCACTCACGAAAAAGATCACATTACCCATGCTATTATTGGAGGTAGCCAGACAATAGATTTTGGTATCTCTAATTCAGCAGAGTTTTTTAATATTCTCTCAACATCCCTGTATACGAATCAGATTTTAGCCGTTGTTCGTGAAGTGATCTGTAACGCATGGGATGCTCACATTGAAGCTGGTATCTCCCATATACCTATAGAAATTACTGTAAACAAGGATGGATTCATGGTTCAAGATTTTGGACATGGTATCCCCAAGGATAAGATTGGTGAAATTTACGGTGTATACGGAAATTCAAATAAAAAAGACAATGGAGAGGTAACTGGAGGATTTGGACTAGGTTGCAAGTCTCCATTTGCTTATACAGATCATTTTGAGGTCATATCATGCAATAGTGGCGTTAAAACTATTTACCAGATTAGCAAATCCTCTGCTCAAGTAGGTGGGAAGCCTGGTATTACTCCAGTAGTTAGTATACCATCAGACGAAACAGGACTAACTGTGAAGGTGTCGATTGAGTATTGTGATGTATCTGAGTTTTATGTAGATGTACTAAGGATAGTCCGTTGTGGTGAAATTAAGGCTAGAGTGAATGACATTTTAGCGGGTGTTATTCCATTTTCAAAAGGAATAAATGAATTTACTCTGGCTACTCGTTGGTTGGTGAGCGATGCAGCAAAATATGATACTGTTTACATAAAATATGGGCATATTATTTACCCACTTCCATACAATAACGAGTATACAGCAGAGCAAGTGCATGCAGAGAGTATAGTAAAAAAATTGCAGAAATTAGGTAATACCATATTAGAGGAATTTGTTCTGATACTGCATGCTCCTGCTCATACTATCTCTGTTACGCCAAGCAGGGAGTCCTTATCTATGCAGGAGCATACTGTAAAAACAGTAAAAGAACTTCTGCAAAAATTCACAACACATGTGGATAGAAACATAGAGGGCTGCTATGTCAGAGCACTTAATCAGCAAGTAGCAATGCTAGACTACAAGAAAGAAGTTTCTTTTAGAAACCTACCTAAGTTGATAAGAAGTGATATAAACTCTGTTATACATTCTGTGCAGCAAATGGCTAACTATATAGTATCATATGGTGAGCCTATGTCTACTGCCTATAGAAAGACACTTTTGATTCGGGTTATTGAACATATGATTAAGGATAGATCAAGTAAAAATGGTCTACTTCAGTCTTTACTACAAGAAGCCAAAAATTGCAAACTAATTGAAGCTACTTCAAAATGGTTTATTAAAAGAGTTTATGGTACATTGCTTGCAGACCTATATGCGATAGATACTAGCGTCGATCAAGATGATGTTTTGGTACGATACACTAAAGATAAATGCTATAGCAGCAAGTACGGTACATACTCAATTAACCAATTGGGTGAAGTACCAATACAAGACTGCATATTATTTGTGAAAAATGTAGTAATACTCACAACAATCAGAAAATTTGATGAAAATCGTCTTATTACTATAGCGCCGCATGTAAACATAAAAAACTGCATTATTGTTTATGTTAGCCGTAAAAATAAAAAGTTGGCAGCAATCCGTGACATGTTGCGTAGTCGAAGAGACACCAAATTTGTGGATATGACTATAAAATATGATTGGGAATCTACTAAAAAAGTCACTTTACAAAAGAAGCGAGAAGGGCTACCTACCTTATCCAATGCAGCAGTGAAATTCGGGGGAAGTTGTGATCTATCCCCACTATGGAAAGATAGTGATGGACTTAAGCGGATCAGTAAGCCTAAATTCATTGTCCATATTAACAAAAGTAATATATTGCGTTTTGGGCAGTTCAGTGCGGCAGAAACCGAAATCATAGTAAGACTATATGGAGATGTGGCTGGTGTATGCCGGACTACTGTACAAGAAGAAAAGTACAAAAAACTTGGAGTGCCTTTTGTAACAGACTTTTTGTTAGCAGAAATTAAAAAAGAGTTTACTTACAATAAAGCAATACGTCGTTTTTTAGCTAACAGCTATAGCATAGTCAATAATCTGACTACACTTAACAATACATCATTAGAAATTATACATGTGTTATTACGTTTTTCTGAGTTGTCTAAGCCACTAAACTTATACACAAACCTTAGCGAGAAAGAAAATGGATTAATTAAACTATTCTATCAAATCAGAACCAATGGGCAACTATTGGCCAGCTACAATGGTATTAACGAAGTCAACGACATAATTAGTGCCATTAAACCAAGTTCTGCAATATTACTTGTGGCAAATGTAATTAGTAAAACTGCATGGCTAGAGATAGTAGATATCCATGAGCTAAGTAATAAATTAGGATCTCAAAGTAGTAAATCAAAATCTTTGATTGATCTTTTACTCAAAACTTTTAACTAAACAAGAATCATGAAAATCCAAATTAACGCTGCTGTAGTAGATACTTCTGAAATGATTTTGTACTGTGTAGACGGTACTACTCATAAAATTAAGCAAGGTGATCCTATGCTTTCTAGAATAATCAAAGATATTATTCCAATTCTTTCAGCTAACAAGATTGCTGAAATTGACTTAAATAATTACGTTGAAAAGCGAGTTAATACTTTTAAACATCACGAAGAAAATTCTAGTGGTATCGTTAAATTCTTTAAAGTAGCCAAAAAGCATTTGAATGCTTTCTTTAAGTCTGGTGAAGAAAAACAAACTCAAGTTGAAGTAGTTCCTCCAGTAACAGTATCTGTAAAGGTATTAGATAAACCACTTGAACCAGAAAAAGAAACTACCATGGCAGTTGAAGATTCCAAGTGGGTGAATGAGATGATTGCCAAAATTGTGGACAAGGAATCTGAGATTGCTGCTAAAAAAGTATTGTCTGTTGTAGAAGAAATAGTGCAGCATGCCATACCAACTAGTTCACCAGAATTCAATAATCCTCTATCACAAGATGAAACTATTATTGCTGTAGTCAATAATATGGTTATTGATAATGTAGAAATGATTAAATCACAGATTCAAGCTGCTAGTGAATTGAAAAACTATGCAGGCATAGACAAGTTTTTGGAACGAGTATCTGCTGTTTCTAGCAAGTATCGTCACTCAGTTGAAGACTTGATGAGATTTATGGAGAAAGGTGACTTACCTATTGCAGATGATGGTTCTATTATTATCTACAAAATCCTGAATAAATCAGGTAATCATTTTGTTGATTGCTACACAGGAAAAGTTCCACAAAAGGTTGGTAGCTATGTCTGTATGGATAAGTCACTAATTGATCATGATCGTCGTATAGAGTGCTCCAGCGGATTGCATGTAGCAAGAAGAAGCTATTTATCCTCCTTTAGTGGAAATTCTTGTGTTATCGCAAAGGTCAATCCAGAAGATGTGATTGCGGTTCCTTTGGGAACCCCAAACAAGATGCGTGTTTGCGGTTACCATATTATTTTTCAACTTAGCGATGAGGCATTTAAGCTTGCTAAGTCAGGAAAGTCTTTCACAGAGGGGGAAGATGCAAAACGTATTCTTGGTAAAGCAATTTCTGGGGATCATATTGGAAAGATAGAAAATGTTCTCATTACTGGGCAAAAAGGAACAGGCATTGTGATTACACCATTGATGACAAAAACAGAGGTAGCTGACTCTGTGGCTAATAACCTCACTACTTCAGTTGATCCTGTTGTTCAAACAGTTGACAAGATTCTTGTTGGGCCAGCTACTTTAATTAATCCAAAGGCACTTGCAAAAATAGTGACAGAAAATACTGCTACAGCTATAGAAGAAAAAGCTGTAGTTACTGTGAAAACACCAGTAATTATTAAAGCTAAATCTGAACCAAAAGAAAAAGCAAAGACACTTACTCGTGCTGAGAAGGCTAAAGCTCTCTACACCAAATCTAAACAGGCTAAAGGACGTGAGCGTACCTTGTTGGCTTCTGAGTTGCTGGAGTATAAAGCAAGGGCAAAAGTATCTTGGGCTTCTCTTGGAATCACTGAGAAACAAGTGAGTGAACTCAAGAACTGGGCTAACTAATATTTAGTCCGATTATTAACACTCCCCAAGCAAATGGGGAGTATTTTTTATAAACCTATATGACAAATAAAACTGTATTAAATGCAGGACAACAAACTGCTGCTGATGGTTTTTTTAACTTCCTGCTCTCTAATAAGGGTAAAGAATTAATCATCAGTGGCCCAGGTGGTGTGGGTAAAACTTACATGATGGGCCACATGATTGATGAGATCATGCCAAAGTATTTCAAGATGTGTGAGTTGATAGGTATTGCGCCTGAATATGATGGCGTAGTCATGGCGGCCACAACCAATAAGGCAGCATATGTTCTAACAGAATCTACACAACATAAAGTCGACACTATTCATTCTTTCTTAGCTCTTAAAGTTAAAGATAATTTTACTACTGGTAAATCATCTTTGATTAAAACAGCAGCATGGACTGTGCATCAAAACAAAATTATATTTATTGATGAATGTTCGATGATTGATACAGAATTGAGAAATATTATTCTGGAAGGCACCCACAACTGTAAGATTATTTATGTAGGGGATCACTGTCAGCTTGCTCCAGTCATGGAGCCAATATCTCCAATTTATCGGGATAATCTGCCTTTCTTTGCCCTTACAGAATCTGTACGCAATGCTGGCCAACCTACCCTGATGCACGTATGTCAACAGCTTCGCGACACTGTGGAGACGGGTGTATTCAAGCCAATTCAGGAAGTTCCGGGGGTAATTGATTGGCTTTCTGGTGAGGAAGCTGAAAATGAAGTCTATACCCACTTCAGCAAACAGACTACTACATCACGAATTTTGGCATACTCTAATTCACGGGTACTAGAGTTCAATAGGCATATTCGAGATATTCGTAATTTACCTGAAGAATTCACTGTAGGGGAGCTATTGGTAAATAATTCAGCAATACATGTAGGTAAGTCAATGCTATCTGTGGATGAGGAAGTAGAGATAATCCAACAAGACTACAAACCCACTAAGGTAAAAATTTCAGATAGTGAGTATCTAGATATTTTGAAAACAGATTTAAAAACACGAACTAGAATAGTACGTGATATTGATGTTCCTATTGATCAAAAGCACTACGCAGACTTAATTCGTTACTCTCAAAGACTTAAGAATTGGAATATGTATTTTAATTTAAAAAATAATTACCCAGATTTACGTCAACGAGACGCATCTACGGTACATAAGTCTCAAGGTAGTAGCTATGACACGGTATTCATTGATTTGAAAAATCTGAGTACGAGTAATCAACCAAATGTTGTAGCACGACTATTGTATGTTGCCTTTTCACGAGCAAGAAACAGAGTAGTATTATTTGGTGACTTAGCAAATAAGTATGGTGGGGTAGTAAGGTGATACTATGGATGAAATCATTGAGCAGTTATTGGATAAATTATTTAAACCAGAACGAAGAAGACTATCAGCATCATTGGATAATTTAATCAGGATGCACTCAGAGATAGTTAATAAAAATTCAATAGGTTTCCTATTTGCTGGCACATTCTACTGTCTATCGACTCATAATGTAGCATCTATTGTACGGAGCCAACGAGATGGACTAGCACATGAGTTAACTGGAGAAATGAATAGCTTTATTAGTGATAGGAGATTGATAGATTTGGATTATCGGCAGATAAGACAAACACTATTCATACTACTGAAAAAAGTAAACAAAGAATCACCCAGCTTACAGGATTGTCGGGATTTATTACCTGACTTTATTGTTTTATTGGTTCCACAACTTAAATTACTTTCTCGACAACGTGAATACATCAGTCTTCATAATGAGAGGGTAATTCGCCAAACTGCTAAGACGTTAGAAAAAATACACGTATATGCAGTAGGTGCTTTATTGTATTAAGGCATAAATGAGATACCACGTCTATTCCAAAGAGGAAAAAGAATCATATCCTATAGCAATACTCGTATCTAGTATACAAGTTAAAGAGATACATGATGCATACATCAAAAATACTGGACTAGATGAAGCATCTGTAATGGTACTTGATCTTCACTATAGTCAGGTAAAGAAAAAAACACCTACTACTGAGATGAAGCAGTATATTGAGGAAGAGTTACTGCCTGTACTTACTGACTGGGGAGTTAAGTATATACTAGTGACTGATGGAGATTACTTTAAAATATTAGCTAAAATAAAAAAGGTAGATAACAATATTGGTTATGTACATGACTGTATTTATCCAGGATATAGGGTTGTGTATGTACCATCATATAAAGCTATTTTTTATGATCCAATAAAAATAAAGAATAAGATTACCCAAGGCATTGATGCGATGTTATCTGATATACAGGGTAGTTATTCTCCACCGGGATCAAATATCATTAAATATGCATGGTATCCAAATAGTCTAGAGGAGATTGAGCATGCTTTGAGGGAGTTGCTTGAGATGGAAAAGCCTCTCACAATCGACATTGAATCGTTCGATTTAAAGCACCCTACAGCAGGTCTAGGAACGATTTCTTTTGCTTGGGACAAGCACTCAGGCGTAGCCTTCGCAGTTGACTATAGCCCTATCCAAGGGGCCACAGCAGCCCCATTTGGAGAGCAGAAATTCAATGCTCCGGTACGAACACTGCTTAAAGAATTTTTCATCCAGCTTACGGAAAAAGCGATTTATCATAATATCGCCTTCGATGTATACAATTTGATTTATCAATTGTTTATGGATGATATTTTGGATACGCAAGGATTACTTGATGGTATTGATATTATGCTTCGTAACTGGGATGACACAAAACTCATTACCTACTTGGCAACTAACTCATGTGCAGGTAATAAACTTGGCTTGAAAGATCAAGCCCAAGAGTTTGCTGGTAATTACGCTGTAGATGAAATAACAGATATTTGTCAAATACCTTTAGAAAAGCTACTAAAATATAATTTGGTAGACGCCTTAGCTACATGGTACGTACATGAAAAACACTATAGTAATATGGTAGCTGATAGGCAACTAGAAGTGTACGAAAGCTTGTTTAAACCAGCTATTATTGACATTATTCAAATGCAATTAACAGGTATGCCTATCTACATGCCTCAAGTAGCTAAGGTAAAGAATCTATTGACGGTAGTTTTGGACACAGCGCTACAAACCATAAAAAATAGCTTACTCATTAAGGAATATGAGTATCATAGGTTGGAGAAATTTACTACACTCAAAAATTCTACATGGAAGATTAAAAGAGTAACAATTCAAGAAATGCTTTTAGCAGCAGAAGATTCTGAGGCTATAAAAAAGGAGATTACTTTTAATCCTAACTCCGGGACACAACTACAAGAATTGTTATTTAACATTCTGGGATTGCCTGTGATTGGCCTAACAGATGCTAAACAACCATCAGTTGATAGAGACACACTTGAGGCACTGTCTAAACATAACACTGAGACAAAAGTTAAAGAGTTCTTATTAGCTATGCTGGACTACGCATCAGTAAATAAACTATTGACTGCGTTCATACCAGCATTAGAGGGTGCTTGTCTAGGCTCTGATGGTTGGCATTACTTATTTGGTAATTTTAACTTAGGAGGCACTTTATCTGGTAGATTAAGTAGTAGTAGACCCAACTTACAGAACATACCTGCTAATGTGATGATGGTAGTTAGTGATTACTTACTAAGTTTACTTGGTAATGAAATTCTCCCATATGTATCAGGAGGTAAATTGTCACTAGGTAAATTGGTAAAAAGTTGTTTCATAGCCCCACCCGGATGGTTGTTCTGTGGCTTGGATTTTGCATCCCTTGAAGATCGTATATCGGCACTAACGACTAAAGACCCAAATAAACTAAAGGTATATACCGATGGTTATGATGGTCATTCTTTGAGGGCTGTAGCCTACTTTGGTGATAGTATGCCTGATATTGATTCTACTTCTGTAGCGAGTATTAACTCAATCTCGGAAAAAGGACATAAATATGCCCACTACAGACAAGACTCAAAAGCTCCTACCTTTGCCTTAACTTATCAAGGGACTTACGCTACTCTTATTAAAAACTGTGGTTTTGATGAGAAGAAAGCAAAGCTAGTTGAAGCCAGATACCATGAGCTATACGTTATAAGTGATAAGTGGGTTTCGGATAAACTTGATGAGGCAAGTAAGTTAGGATATATAACAGCAGCCTTCGGGCTACGTTTACGTACACCACTGCTTTATCAAGTGATTCGTGGAACCAGCAAAACACCCTATGAGGCAGAGGCAGAGGGACGTACAGCAGGCAATGCACTTGGACAAAGTTGGTGTTTGCTCAATTCCAGAGCAAGTTCTGAATTCATGGGCAAGGTGCGTAAAAGCAGCTATAGTACGTGGATTCGGCCATCGGCTCACATCCACGATGCACAGTATTATCTAATTAAAGATAACATAGATGCCATTTTATATACTAATGAGCATTTGGTAAAGGCAGTACAGTGGCAAGATCACCCAGACATTGTAAATCCTGACGTTAAGCTGGGGGGTGAGTTATCTATATTTTATCCACACTGGGGTAAAGAGATGACTATTCCTAATCACGCTACAGAACAAGAAGTTATTGATCTAGCTAGCAAATTCATTTCAAAATGATAAAGCTACTATTTCTTTCTTTGGTTCAGAGATGAACCTAAACTACGCAGTGTTACTGCATAAATTGGAACTACCATGAAAATCCCTGAAGCATCACAAAAACTGCATTACCATTTGATTACAGGTAAAATTGTATTCTCTGAACCTAATCAGGAATCAGTCAATGTGATTGAACTTAACGCTGTGGTATCACATACAGAGAAAAATATTCCAGTTGCTTTGATTGGACGAGCACAGCAAACACTGCAATTACAGTTCTTCAATCGCATGGAGAATCCTGAGCTTGAAATACGTGATGTTGTTATCTCCAGTCTATGTTATTTAGGGGAGATGACACAAGAAGAATTTCAGGCACCACCTGAAGGCCATGAGCAACAAGAGAAATCCCCCATTGATAATGATTTTTTTGGATCCGCAAATGATTACAGTCACTGAAATGTTGAGCCAACAAAAAGAATTGACTGGTGGTAAAGTTAACTACTACCTTGCTCAAGTAAAGCACCCACAACGTAAACAGCAGAGACCATATCAAGCTGAATGTGAAGATTTGATTGAGGCTCTTGAGTTGAATCCTGATGAGGCAAACATCTTTAAAGAGATTTGGCGTAGTGCTAATGCCCGTAAAGATAATGGCAAGCCCGGACATAATGCTAAATATGGGGCTGAGAAAATATTCCACTATGCTGGAAGAATCTTGGCAAAATTTAATAGATAAGCATGGAGTAGCATATGACTATCACTAATAACACTGACATTTCTCTGGCACTTGCAGTTTGGTTACTGCATGACGAGTATGATTATGTCAATAAGCCGAACTATATTTCGGCAACCAAGCTGATGCGTCCATTGCGTCATCTTATATTACCAAAGCGTATTGAGGGAACTCAACCAGTAGATGTAGTTGATTTTATTTCAAGAGCTTTGGGCCATTCCCTACATGATTCCATTGAAAAAGCATGGAAGCTAGGACATAAACGATCATTGTCTATTTTAGGATACCCGGAAGCTGTTATTGATAGAATTCGCATTAATCCTACCAAGGAAGAATTGGATAGCATTGAAAACGTGATTCCAATTTATTTGGAGCAACGTGCTATTCGTAATATTGATGGATATACTATTAGTGGTAAGTTCGACATGGTTGCGGAGGGAATTGTGCAGGATTATAAGAGCACATCTGCCTACACGTGGCTATATGGTGGTCGTGATGATGAACACCAGCTTCAAGGTAGTATCTATAGATGGTTAAATCCAGATAAGATCACTGAGGACTTTATACGAATTAACTACATCTTTACTGATTGGAAAAAATCAGATGCACGGTCTAATCCTGCGTATCCACAAAAGCGTGTTGAAACAAAAGATATTCCGTTAATGTCTATTGCTGATACAGAGAAGTGGATCAAGGATAAGCTGGCACTATATACTAAGTATAAAGATGTTCCTGAAAAGGAACTTCCTGAGTGTACAGACGCTGAGTTATGGCGTTCAGCCCCACAGTTCAAATACTACTCTGACCCAACAAAAACAGATGGACGCTCCACTAAAAACTTTGATGATCCTGTGAGTGCTCGCACATTTATGGCATCCAAAGGGGGTAAGGGCATTGTTATTACAGTACCCGCCGAACCTAAACGCTGTGGCTACTGCGAAGCGTTTTCTATTTGTACACAGAAAGACAAGTACGGATTATGATAGATTTAACTGGAGTCACACACCATCCTGCACTGGAGGATATTGTGGGGGTGTTATGTAATAAAACACAGAACACTGATAGAGGGTTCTTTCGTACTGAGGTTGCCTATTTCTTTGGAAAGTTGGCAAGTAACATGCGAGCAGTTATTGTAACCAAAGATCGTGGTGAGATTCCAGTTAATATCTATGCACTGGCCCTTGCTACATCTGGTTATGGTAAGGGACATTCTGTGAATATCATTGAATCAGAATTCATGTATGGATTCCAGAAGAGATTTGTAGAAGATACTTTTCCCATCATCTCAGAGAAATTTCTATGGGAATTATCAAATGAGCGTGCTGGTAGGAATGGTACAGACCCACAAGAGGAGTTTGACCGTATTGAGAAGCAATTTAGAAATACAGGAGAATTTCCATTCACATTCGATAGTGGTACTGCACCAGCAGTTAAGCAACTACGTAACAAATTGCTTTTAGCAAATTGTGGCGCCATCAATCTTCAGATTGATGAAATTGGCTCTAATTTGATTAATGCTAGTGAAGTTCTCACTGTGTTTCTTGAGTTGTATGACCAAGGGCTTACTAAACAAAAACTCACAAAAAATACTGCTGATAGTCAGCGTAGTGAGGAACTGATGGGTAAAACACCATCAAATATGTTGTTATTTGGTACACCCTCCAAGTTACTTGATGGTGGTACTGCTGAAGACTTATTCTATAGCTTTCTAGAGACCGGATATGCTAGACGTTGCATATTTGGTATTGGTCACCATGATAAGCGTGCCTTCAATAGTCAGACACCAACTCAGGTTTATGAGAATTTAATTAAGAAAGATAACAAGACTAGTATTAATAAGTGGGCTGTTCACTTCCATAAATTAGCAGACCCTGCTATGTATAACTGGAAGATGAGTGTAGAGGATGATGTTGGCATTCGCCTTATTACCTATAAAATTGAGTGTGAAAAAGCTGCTGATCTATTACCAGATCACGAAGAAATTCGCAAGGCAGAGATCAATCATAGGTACTTCAAGGCACTGAAATTGGCTGGCGCATATGCATTCATTGACGAGAGTAACGAAGTGGAAATGGAGCATTTAATGTCTGCCATTCTGCTTGTAGAACAGTCTGGCAGGGCATTCCAAGCAATTCTTAATAGAGAGAAAACCTATGTCAAGTTAGCTCGATACATTGCAGATGTTGGTACTGAAGTAACCCATGCTGATCTTCTAGAAGCACTACCGTTTTATAAGAGTGGTATTGCTGCTAGAAATGAACTTATTACCTTAGCTACAGCATGGGGATATAAGAAGCATATAGTCATTAAAAAGACGTATGTGGATGGCATTGAGTTCTTCAAGGGTGACATGCTTGCTGAGACGGATTTGAATAAGATAACTGTCTCTTATAGCGATCACTGGGCATATAACTATTTGTACGAGCAGGTGCCATTTGACCAACTACATGTACTAGCACAGGCACCAAATACTCATTGGGCAAACCACCAATTCAAAAATAACCATAGAGCTGAAGAGAATGTAGTCTGTGGATTCAATATGGTTGTAGTAGACGTGGATGGTGGCATCAGTGTTAAGATAGCAACTGAGTTGATGAAGAAGTATAAGTTTATGATTTATACAACTAAACGCTCTACGCCTGATGAGAACCGATTTAGGCTAATGTTGCCAATCAATTACTATTTGGAACTGGACTCAGAGGACTATAAGGAGTTTATGGAATCCATAATGGGCTGGTTGCCATTCAAAGCAGATGAGGCAGCTAATCAGAGATCACGTAAGTGGGAGAGTTTCTCTGGTGGTGAGTATCTGTACAACATGGATGGTGAGCTATTAGATGCACTATCATTCATACCAAAAACATCCAAAAACGAGCAGTATCGGAAGTCATTTCAAGCTGTTGAGTCTCTGGATAATATGGAGCGTTGGTTTGCACAACGTATTGCTGAAGGAAACAGAAACAACAACATGATTCGCTATGCTCTGGCATTAGTGGATAGTGGGATGGATTTAGTGACTGTCAGCAAGCAGGTACATGCCTTCAATCAGAAGCTGAGTAAGCCCTTACCCCAAGATGAGATAGACACCACAATTCTCACCTCGGTAGCTAGGCGCTATCAAAAAACGTAAGCTAACCTAGCCAAATAAAGTAACTTATTCTTCTTCTTTGGTTCTCTAAATAAAGGTAAATATGTCAGACATTTCTATCGACATAAACGATCAGCTAGTGCTAATCTGTGGTTTTAGTACCACAGGTAAATCTGCCTCATTACGTAACATTCCAAACCAAGAGGATTGGATGTATCTAAATACAGAAGCAGGTAAACGTTTACCATTCAAAAACAAGTTTCAACAATATCGGGTAGAAGACCCATATCAGGTTCATGAAGCATTTGATTTTGCTATCGGAGAACCAAAAACAAAAGGAATTATTATTGACTCAATCACGTTCTTGATGGACATGTTTGAGACAATGTACGTCCTGAATTCAGCAAACACGATGAAGGCTTGGGGAGATTTCTCACAGTTCTTCAAAATTCTGATGCAACAAAAGGTTACTGCTCTTGGTAAACCTGTCATTATCACTGCTCACGTCTTAGATGTTCTTGATGAGAAGGCAATGGAAATGAAAACCAGTGTTCCCATTAAGGGATCATTGAAAAATAACGGTATCGAAGCTTATTTCTCCACAGTAGTTGCTGCAAAGAAAATTGCTATAAAAGAGCTTGATACCTATAAATCCTCCTTGCTTACTATAAGTGAGGAAGATCGTGATCTGGGATACAAGCATGTATTTCAGACACGACCAACGAAAGCTACAGTAGGTGAGCGAATTCGTTCTCCTATGGGAATGTTTGACAAGTCACAGACCTATATGGATAATGATGCTGCTTTACTCTTGAAGCATCTTCACGAGTTCTATCGTAGTTAATTCACTAAACTAACCAACTTTCCAAAAAATTATGTCACTTTTCAAAGAACTCAGTTCCACAGGTTTAGAAGAGGCACAAGACCGTCTTGGCGGTTTTAGTGCATTAGAGACTGACTCCTACACTGGTAAAATCAAGGTTGCCTATGCTGGAAAATCCTCTGGTGGAGCACATTCCGTTACTCTTATCGTGGATGTACTAGGAAAGGAATATCGTGAAACCCTGTACATTACAAACAAGCAAGGGCAGAATTTCTATCTGAATAAAAATGATCAGAGCAAAAAGGTTCCCCTACCTGGATTCACAGTTGTGGATGACATTTGTCTAGTCACTACAGGAAAACCATTGTCTGAGCAAGATACAGAAGATAAAATTGTCAATATCTATGACAACGAAGCTAAGAAGGAACTGCCTAAATCAGTCCCTGTGCTCATTGAATTGACTGGAAAAACAGTCACTTTGGGCATCATCAAGGAGCTGCAAAACAAGAGCGAAAAAGTAGGTAATGAATATGTGCCTACTGCTGAAGTTCGTGATGTAAACGTCATTGATAAGGTATTTCATACCGAAACCAAAATGACAGTTGTTGAGGCACGTCAGGGTGCTGAAACTGCTCAGTTCCATGACAGTTGGTTGGAGCGTAACAAAGGAAAGCCTCGTGACAAGCGATTGATCAAAGAGGGTGCTGGCGGTCAGGTAGGTGCTCCAAAGCGTGCTGGAGGCCCATCCGTAGCCGCACAAAGTGGTGCTCCAGTGCGTAAAAGTCTGTTTGGCTCCAAGTGAAAATCCCTGTAGTGGGCTTTGACCCTAGCCTAAGAAACTGGGGAATCGCACAGAGCCTACTAGATTTAGATACAGGCTTTCTTGATACTCCTTACCTAACCACGGTATGTCCAAAAGACGCAGAGGGGAAGCAAGTTAGACAAAACTCAAGCGATTTATACTTGGCAAATCAATTGGCTGATGTAGTAATACCAATAGCCAAAACTGCTAAAGTTATTTTTGTAGAAGTACCTGTAGGTTCTCAATCAGCTAGAGCAATGGTATCTTACGGAGTATGTGTTGGAATACTTGGTGCTGTAAGGTCACTAGGAATACCACTGATAGAGGTAACTGCATCAGAGGTAAAAAAAGTATTCACTGGAGATAAATTAGCTACTAAAGATCAGATGATAGCACAAGCTGTTGCTCTGTATCCTGAAGCTAATTTTCCTAAATACAGAAACGAGGTATCAGGTAAAGCTGAACACGTAGCAGATGCGATAGCTACTATCCATGCAGGAGTGCATACTCAAATGTTCCAAAATCTTATGCGTTTATTCGCCGGAGTTAAATAATGCAAATCACATTGTCTCAATCAGAAATTGAAGAGGCATTGACAGACTATGTTATGTCTCAAGTCAATATCAAAGCAGGTATGAAAGTCTACGTTGATTTGACTGCTACTCATGGTGCTGATGGCTTTACAGCTATCATTAACATCATTTCTCCTAACAAGGTAATTGCTTCTATGCAAGTAGTTGATATTCCAACAGTGCAAGAGCCTGCATTTGATATGCCTACTCCAGTAGACGTACCTGTGGTGCAACAATTGACCCAAGAAGAAAACAAGCTTGCCCCAGTAGTAGAGTCAAATCCTGTGAAAGAAGCCATTGCAATTGCAACAGTACCTGTTGCAGAAGTGGTTGTAGTGCCCGCTCCACAAGCCGAATCTGTTACTCCAGTGCGATCTCTGTTCGCTGGCCTGAAACGCCCAGTTAACACTCCCTGATGAGCTGGAAAAAGACTCTGCTATACGGAGTCTTAATTATTATTGCTATGATAATAATTACTATAGCTGTGGTACTACTAGCTCCGTATATAGCTGCTCTATTTATGCTTTGGGTATTCCACTTGATTACCAAATAAATGTAACCCCTGCTATGAGCAGGGGTTTTTTATTTAATAGGCCAGATTGAACCAAGGATTTAATTGAGGAGCACGTAATGCTTGACCAAATCCAAGTGAGTACCAAATACTACCAGTCATAGTCTTGGCTACCGCGTTATCAGTAATAGGGGTGCCAGTACCTGATGGCATAAATGAATGGGGGATAGATGACATTAAAGCATGGAATGGATTATTCCTTATAATGGATGCAGCTATCTTGGTAGAACGTACTTTGAAAGCCGTAAACCATAATAGACCAATGTTCTCCATATATTCTCGGAATCTGCCCATTAGCAGGTCATAGTTAACAAATTCTTCAGATATACGGGCTAACGAGTCTTCTTTGCTAAGTTTCTTATTAGTAGTCAGATAATCATACTGAATAGCCTTAGCCAAGAAGTCACCATATTCAACTGCTTTTTGCAAACCTTGGAATAATGCAGTATCTTTAGCGACTAAACCATATTTAGCCGCTGTACGTACTCCATCTGGCAACTTGTTTGTAAGGTTCTCTATATAGGTATGCAGTCTACCTTCTGACAAAATAATATCATCTCTAGAAATACCAGCATCAGAAATAGCAGAAAATTCTCCTGCATGTATTAAAGGCCAAATGCTTAGTCTACGGAAACTATCTTCAATAGTCTCCAACTCATTCTTTGCTTTACGAATACCAACAATATCATTGTTACCCTCAGCAACACGTAATGCGACTTCTAGCTCAATTTTACGAAGATGTTGCTTATTGTAGAAAGTAACTTCAGAAACTTTTTTTGGCATTCCACGAACAATATCATTGATAGGCACGCCTCTAGACATTAATTGAATGACGTTGGCTAACATATTACCAACAGGCACAATTACAGATTTAACGACAATAATCAGCTTAACATCTTGTATAGCATTTTTGAGTATCTGCTCTGCATTCACAAGGTACTCATATGATTTATTACCAAATATGGACATAGTGACATTTTTAGCTAATTCGAGACTCTTAGGACTCCAGCCAGATACACCAGTCCAAGCATCACCTATAGATGGTGTACGATAACCGATGGTGCTGTCAATCATGTCTTTTCTGACCATAAATGTATCTTTTCCAAACTCAGATTCCAATGCCCTCTTCATATAAATAGGCATTAGTTTTAGCGCATCTTTGTGTATTGGGTCTTGGGACTGAAATAGATTAACATACTCTCTAGCGGTATTTGGATTTTTACTAATATCGTCAGAATACATTTGCTTAAATCTGGAAATAAGTGCCTCGTTAACAGCTCTTGATTTATACTCCTCAACTTGGCGACCACGCCATACACCAATCATTTTTGCTAAATGGGTATCTTGCTTTAGTTGTACAAGTTGATCTGGACGTACAGCCCTCTCCAATGCAATGATGTTACCAGTACCATCAAATATGGGTAACAGATTCTCGTTACCAGCTACATCACCATTTAGATACGGGGCTAGCTTACTTACTACTCTAGGGTCGACAATACGACCAGCAACTAATCCAGTAGAGAATAGAGTTCTAGTATCAATGCCACCAGATGTACTATGTACGTTTTGTATGAGACCCTGACTAAACGCAGCTTTAGCAGGGGCATTTAAGAAGTAGTAACTAGATGAGGCTCTGGTCTCAAGTATAGAGCCTGCATAGTTGCCTGTACGAATATAACCCTTTTCTAGCATAGCAGCATGCTCTGTATTCGGCATCACTTTTAACGATACCGATTCATTTTGCAATGATGGGATATATCCTTTATATACGTTCATACGAATAGCAGCATCAGGATGTATATCATCTTGGCGCTGACCAGATAGGTAGCCGACTAGGGAATCAATGCCAGATTTCTGAGTTTGAACTAAAGAAGTAAGGGTAGTCTTTACAGGCTGCTCAAGTTTTTGTAGAGCGTACAGAGTTACCAGAGAGTCAATCTCATTACGGTTGCCACCTAAAGTTAACTGAATAATATCAGCATTACGCATAAGCATAGGGCCATGCTCACCAGTCATCATATAATTAGCAAGCTGCTTAGACTTTTTCTGAATACTAGGCCAGCTACTTGGCACTTGATTTCTCAGGTTAGCCTCTAACGTAGTAATACGAGTATCTATTTTTGTTGGGTCAGACAATAGTGAAACCGTATCTTTAATGCCAATTGAGTTAACTAATTGTGCTAAATCTGTTTTAGCTAGGCCAGTGAAAAGATGAGTCCACTCTTTATCAGATAGTTTACGTGTAAATTGTGATGCTAATATGGCAGGCAGTTCTTCACGATAATGCTGACGATCTTTCTGAGCATTTGATCTAACAAACTTAATCATGTCATATAACAATTTGTTACTATCAGTCCTGCCAACAAAATCTGTTATTAAAGATTGAAGTGGTTTAAATAAATTTGACTGATTAGACAATGAGACAGCAAACTCACCAACACGAGCTGCTGTATCTTCATTTATTGATAAAGCAATATTCTTGGCTACGTTGGCAACACCTTTTACAACTTTATTAGATGTAGTTGCTAATTTTTTATCAGCACTATCATTTAACTTAGCTGAAACATATTCTATAGCTGAGACAACTCTGTCATTTATACCATCAACCATACTTCCAGTTTTATTTAAACCAGCACCAACCAACGTCAGGGAATCTGTACCAGTTTGAACCAAAGTAGAAAAGATACTATCCAAGGCTTGCTGAGTGTTTTTGGATTTTGCGGTTCCTATCAGAGCCTTATCCATTTTGTCCAATAGGAAATTTGCAGAGCTAGTTAGGAACGCATCAGTATCACTAGAGATCACCTTGATGGCTTCAGGAAGTCCCTTCTTGGACAGCACATCACGGAAGCGATCATTCACTAGCCCCAAAGAAAAGAATATAGGCAGTGTCTGGCCACGGCCATACACGTCTTTAGCTGTAGTATAGTTGCCCATGACGAGGTTATACATCTCGTTAGCTTCATAGGTATCTGCTTGGGTAGCATCAGTTGGGGCAACTAGCAAGAAGTCTTCTGGAGTTAGATTCTTGGTAAAGTGGGTATAGAGTTGCTCTATACCAGACATGATATTACCATCTAATTTAGCACCTGTTGCCAAGGTACTTACAATCATATCCAATGCCACTTTTTCCTGTGGACTGGTATTAAATTTGCTGGCAATTAGAGTAGATACTTGAAATCCAAGTCTATCTGCTCTAGTAAACTCACCTGGATTTTTAGTAAGTAAACCTGTTGGAGGTAGTCTTGAAAACGCAGGGTCTATCTGACTATCAAGATATTTATCAAGGCTGCTAGCAAAGAATTCAGTAACCTTATTTAGACGGTTATTGGTATTGAGGCCACCAATAGCCATTTTGAGAATTTGTCCATTAGACATAGTAGCATTATCACCACTAGCCATCACATGAACCGCATTAAATACAAGTTGATCATATTCTGTTTTTTGAGCCTGCACACCTAATTTAGTAAGAATATCTTTTATCAGTTGCTTAATCTTACCAGTATATTTATTAATAATATTCTCAGGCAATTTTAAGGCAGTAGCAGAGGTTAAATCAGCACGCATGGCAGGGTTTGACAAACCATATGCCATAAACTCATTCAATTTAATAGAGCTATCACCAATCTTATTGATTTTATCCGCTATACCACTGACGGTATCGTCTATGGATAAGGCAGCCCTGTTTAAAAAGCTACCCATCAATGTCTCTAATCTGGACACTTCAGTAGCTATAACTGAGTTACCAGGATTGGCATAGTGATTGGCAATAGCCCTAAATGTAGCAGCATGAACCATTTCATGCGTTAATGTCTCAACTCCACCAGATTTATCTGAGGCTATATAAATAGTATTTGTTTTTGGGTCATAACCACCAAAGTCATCTTTTGTTAGCTTGTCGCTAAATGAGCTTAGTGGCCCGTACTTTACAGAAACATTATCAAGTAATTTAGTAGACAGTAGAGATTCTACAGTGGTAGTCTTATTGGCTACACTACCTGTTGCTATAAATGATTTGAGGCTGTACTCAGTAGGTTTTGTTGGGGTGGGTACATTAAATTTAGCTGCAACATCGGATAGTATACCATTTACGGCATAATTAGTATCAGCCTGAGCTATAGAAGATATTTTGGAGTTTATATCAGCTATAGAGGCATCATCAATAATAATATCCGCTCCTGATTTAACATATGGTGAGCCTATAGAGGCTAACTGATCAATAGTAGCCTTATATTTGCCTAAAACTTGGTGAGTAGCATCTATATTCTTAGCAGAGGTTGAAACATTATTAATAAGATTTGCTATGTAATTTGGTAACTCGGAAACAGACTTAATATGTAGTGCAGCTAGGATAGGAGCAATTTTTAGTTTATCCGATTTAGCAGAAGCTAAAAAAGTAGGCCAGTCATAGTTAGTAACGAATGTGGATAGAGATGGAAAAAGAGCACCAAAAGGATTACCTTGCCATGAGTCCCAAACAGCAGAATTAGCTCTCTTACTATATTCTTCTACTTTACCTAAGCCCATATGGATACCATCATAAATATTTAATGTATCTTCTGGGCCACCATCTGAAAATATCTGAATAGTTCTTCCATCTCCTAAACCAATAATCATGTAAGGAATGCCAGATACACCAGCACTTTCTGGTACAAATATGGATGGAGTAACCTTATATCCGGTAGACGTAACACCTATGAAGTTATCACTACTTATCTTGGAGGCACCAACTGGATTAAAACTTTGTGTAGTTGTTTTTATATAAGGAAATGTCTTAGACATTTTATTTGTAATAGCACGTAGTTCATCATTGGACAAACCATCAGCTTGTCTATACAAGTGATCAGAATTCTTTCTTTTAGCTAAAGCAGCTTCGTATAGCTTATTGAACTCATGGGACATGAACTCAGTATGGAAGCTAGTTGCTTTAGCTAACAATTGAGTAGAGTCCATAACAGCTTCGGACATAACATCAGTAATAGCACTCCTTACTTTCTTGGAAAAGAATGTATTAATATTGTTGCTCATGCTATTAAATGCAGTACCCGATACCTCAAAATTAAGATAGTCATTTTCAACAAAAAACTTATTTTGGGGGGAGATACCATTCTTAACAACAAATTGTTTTTTCTCAACTTCTACGCTATGACTAGCAAGACGATGCATTGACTTAATTAGTTCTCTGTACTGGTCACCAAATACCTCTACAAAGGCTGACTCTCTAGGATTACTCTTACCCTCACTACTATACCAGTCCTCATATAGCTTGACTATAGATAGCTTCTCGTAGAATGCATTTAGCATGTCTTTAAGAAGACCATTACCCATACCACGAGAGCCAGAACCGTATACAGTTTTAGTGAGGGGATTCTTTATAACAGAACGTCCAATGGTATAATTACCATTTTCGTCCATAGAGAAGTTGGGTAGTAAACTAGCTACTACATACTTAACTTGATCAAAGTAAGCACCGAGATCAATAGCAGGTGTATTTTCGCCTTCTGGTATAATATGGCCATCAATTTTATTACCAAAATCAGCTAAGAAAGTAGGCAACACTTGAGCACCTGCCTCATATAATCCTGTAGGGTCTTCTTGACGTTGTTGGTTAAGTGTTCTGTCATCTGAACCAATAAAATAACCTATACGGGCTGCATTGGTAAAGAATTCATGAGTGAGTTCACTGGTTCCACCAAGCATCATCAGAGCACTGGCGGGGCCGTTATTAACCCCATCAGCCTCAATATACAGGCCAGTCTTAAAGTTCGCTTTATCAGCCTCACTGCTGGCCAGATAGCGGGCATATTCATGAAGTGCATATAAAGAGGATGGGGTAAATTCCGATCCCAAGGCTGATTTCAAAGCTTCTATTAGTTTAGGGGATACCCTATCTTCATTATTAATTACCCTATCTTTAAGTAGGCTAACAACATCAGCAAGTTCACCGTCTAATTTAGTAGCTATCTTACTTATATTGGCTTCTCTAGAATAATTTTGGATAGAGACTCCAAGATTCTGAGCCACAGATAACATGAATGATGTATATCCCATTTTACCGTATGTAGCATCTATTGTTCCGTTGGTAGGAAGTATTACATTACGCATCCATTTACTAGCTTGTGGTGTATGACTACCTATCATCTGTAAACGATTTGTGCTGGTATATTCAAACTTATAATGAATAGGCACTCCATGAACATCACCATCAGTAGCTAGATTAGAAACTCTTTGGTATACTTCTTTCATTTTATTGAACACAGCAGATATGCCCTGCTTTTTACCAATAACAGATTTAGCATGACCTATGTTCAGTAAATCAGTTTTTTCAGGCAAAGAAAGAATATCAAATATCCCCTTTACCCCAATACCCATAAATAATTTGTAAGACGCCTCATCTATTCTATGAATAGTTTTTTGGTTATTGTCTTGTGCTCTAATCTGCTCAGGACTAAGTAATTGTTCAGGCTCCCGCAAGATAGTTTTAGATGTAGGTACAGTAACGTCCCCAATGTACATAACCTGATCATTTTTAAGAAAAGCAGTGTTATCAACTAAATCAGGAAAAATAGCATTAGCTAACTTAACATTCTTTGGTAACTTATCTATGCCATAGCTATCAACAGTTTTATTACTATCAATACGAACTTGATTGTGATTTAAGCCAAAACCTGCTTCAATCAATTCCTTACTAACAGCAGCATCCAGCATCTCTTTTGCTAATACTCTAGTAACACCTTCGCTATAGCCTATTTGAATGTTATCTTTTGGCTTTAAACCCCAGTGCCGCAATATACCAGCACTAATGGCATCAATAGCCTCAATATTAGTAATACGTTCTGAATATTCTGCTATCTGAGCCTCAGTAACAAGGTTTTCATCTATACCAAGAATACCAGCTACAGTCTTTTCATCAACAACAGCTTTGCGATCTACTGCACCAAGCATCCACTGCATAAATGCTAAAGAAGCAGTTTCCATAAGGCGAGGGTCAAGCTTTACTTTTGGAGTATCCCCTTCATCTACTGGAGCCAATAAAGAAAACAGTCTATTTTGCGGAAACAAATCAATACGGTATTTATTACTGTTACCCAGAGAGTCAAGATGGTCTAGCTGAAGTAGTTTTATCAGATTGTTATCTGAGTTTGCTTCATTTAAAACAGTTCTACTAACTGCCAATTGAAGCAAGTTAGCACGTAATGTTATATATTTAGCCAAGCCAGTACGTAGCTTTTTATCGTCACTTTTGATATTAGTATTTTCATTGACTATTTGAACAAATGTATCCAAAGGGCGATCAGTTAATTGACTAGCACGCTTTTCATTAACAGGCTTAGTACCAGCAATAAGTATATTACCAGCAGTGGAAAGCAACTTGCTTGTACCAAGATTAGCAAACAATTTTCCTGATTTATTACGCAATTCCCATAGACGTTCTAGTTTACCGGGAGTATCGGCAATAAGAGACGGAGGAGCATTGGATAGAAAATCCAGTTCAGCTTTATCACTAGGAAAACCATCAAATAAATAGTCTACTTTATTAAGCCTATCTTTTGTTAACCCAGAAAGCTCCTTTTTGGCAGCAGCTACTATTTTTGGGTCATATGTAGCAGGATTAGTTATTATTTCAGTTAATCTACTTTTAGCAGCCAAAAATAGGTTTAACTTACTAAGCTCTGCATCAGATATTGGATTTACTGTAGGAGAAACTATCGCAGGTGGTGACACCTGTGTAGTGGGGGTAACTTGAGTAGGCCCAGTAGAAGGCTTTGATGATGTTAGTGCAGTGTCAGGTGCTGTAGCGTTAGGTGTGGCACGTAACTCATTCCTTACTTCCATGAGAAGTCTAGGAAATATAGTAGCCCACTTACTTTTACCCTGTTCTTGTGTATGGGTAATTTCAGCATTACCAGTGGCCAATAATAGGTCTTTTGCTTCTTTATTTTGATTAAAGGAAGCAAGCATAAGTCGTTTCATTAAACTAATGTTGTAGTCACCTTCTATCTTGGCCTGCTTACCAGAAATCTTTACACCAGCATTCTTGTATCGCGCATACGTGCGTTCATCAAAAGAACCGCTTTTCAAAGTTTGATAGGCATGCTCAACAGAAAAATACTCTTTACCTAATAAAGTAAATTTACGAGCAGCAAGATTACTTAAACTAGCATTCTCACTAGAGCCATACCAAATATTGATTTTGTCTATTGACGCAGTAGTAGCAGTAGGTGTGGCATCTGTCGTAATAGCTACGCTATCGGGATTATTTTCTAGAGTATCTAGAATTTTTAGTGTCTTCTTGCTAGCTGAATCCAATGCATCATGGGCGGTCTCACCAGTCATAGACTGTAATGAGATGGCTTTATCGTACTCAGCCTGAGTTACTTCTAATTTAGTAGCATTAATAGTTGGAGCTACAGTAACAGGTGCTATTTTGTTGGACTGCTCATCGGACTCAAAGATTGTTTTTTGAGTTCCTGTCTGCCCTGCTTCACTGCCTTTAGCAGGTCTAGCTGATTTTTTGGATTTAGCTGTTGCAGCTTCATCAGCAATTCGTTTTTCGAGGGCTGCGATTTCTTGATCAAGTTGCTCATCGGATATTGCCTCATTGATTTGCTGTAGTGTTATACCTAGCTGATCTAAACGATCTTGTAATTGTTGAGTAAGATAATTTCCAGAATTTAACTTATCAACAATGTGCTCTACAGCAGCTTCTAGATTTTCACCCTTGTTGAGTGTCATTCTAGAAGTTAAAAAACTATCAAGATATGAACCATTCTCAATTAAGTTTCTTAGGCTATTGCCTTTAATAGACCTAAGAAAGTTAAATTTAGGGTTTCCACCTAAGTCATTTTTGAATGACTCAGGGGATAACATACCACGCAATGCACCATATAGAGAACCTACCTCATTAGGTTGGGGCTTAGTTAGTGCATTGCGTAAGTCTTTTTCTACACCCAACTTTCTTTCATGAAGTTGGGCCGCTGCTTCCACCCTATCAGTGTGGAACACCTTTTCGATGGATTCAGTACCGTCTGCTCTAACAGGCGGTCTAGTAGGTAATGATGGAGTACCGGGTGCAATTAGCACTTCTTCTTTTTGCCCGTGGCCATTTTCGGCTCCTTTCGATTGTTGGGTTACTAAACGGTTACGGTAAGCAGTAATACCTGCTAAACCGTTACCACCAATACCATGCTGAGTAGCTTTGTGGTCAAACTTACCACCCGGTAGGAATATAGAATCAGGTTTGGTTAAAGCAATCGGCTCAACTCCCATATTGGGATACATAGATGCAATAGCGTTATACATGCTACCGATAGCACGAGCTTCTTTATGCACCTGAGTAGCTAATTCTACTCCTTTACCGCTCTTCTGAAAAGTATATAGAGCTTTATTTTCAACCCATTGACCATGAGCCAATTGTGTGTAATGTGCTTTGTAGTCTTGATCATTACCTTCTTGTGTAGCTTGGTTAACAGCTTCTGCTTTATTTTGATAATGTTGAGCAAATCTTTCAAAACTCTTTAATAAAGTTTTGGCAAGAGGAATGTTACCCTCAGATACAGTTCTAACAATATCAGTAGCATGCTGAATGGCGGACTTACCTTTGTCACCAGCTAAACCTGCACTGCTTGCTTCAGTGGATACACGCATCAGATCGGAACCGTCTACTAGATTGTCCTGAAGGGCTGTAATAGCGGCTTTGGAGACTTCCAGATTATCCTTTTGCTCTTGGGTCAGCTTTATAGAACCGTCCTCAGAATGCTTCAGAATGGCATCCACGGCTTTTCCATTGACTTCAGTAGGCAATGTACTGGCTATGGCCAAAGTCTCTGCAATGGCCTGTTTGCCCTCTTGAGATGTTGGGTCGGCAGCAATAGCCAATTCAGGATGACTGGTTTCATGCTTCTGAGCCAATCTAGTAGCTATATCATTGCGTGTAGCAAGAAATTCTTTGTTGCTTAGAATATCAGCAGCAAACTGCTTCATACCACGTACAAATTTCTTTGTTGGTTCGTCTTGAACGGCATCAATAACATCAGTTTGAGTATTCAAAAACTCATTCATAGAACTAAGTTCATCAATTAACTTAGTACCAGCAAAATCTTTATCAGAGTCTGTAGAATCTTTATTATTGAATACGGATTTCAATGCATTTAATTCATCTATTTTTGTAGTAGCACCGCTCAATGCTGCCTTAATTGAATCACTGGATTCTGCAAAATCATTAGCATCGTGTGTGCTAACAGATTGCATAATATTAGTAAAGTTAGCAACTCTTGCCTGCATAGCAGGATCACTATTAGCAGCAGCAGCTTGCATATTAGCAGCTACAATAGGAGTCTGTGTAGCAGCAGTTGTTGCTTTAGTAGCTAAAGCAGCATTGGATACTGGACTACTATTTTCGTTATCTGCACTAATAGAACTAACTTTATCCTTCAGAGAACCAAGAAGAGTAGCAGCAGCATCTTTAGTGGCTTTTGCCCCTAATATAGCAACACCCGGAGCGTGGGTTGCACCAGCAGAAGTTAGACCGTATAAGGCACCTGTACCAGCAGCTTTACCCACTCCTTCGGCTATGTCCTGATTAGGATTAAACTTATATTGATTTCCGGCATTACTGGCAAATTGCTCGTTAGAACTTTCAATAAACTCCTGCACAGGCTCAAACAGGGTGTGCTTAAATGCTTCTCCTACTGAACCAACATGATGTGGTATCTCATTAACACCGGGAACCATCATTGTGGTCATCATATCTAGTGGCCCAGCTATGCTAGCAGCATATTCACCAGATTCAGCAGCAACACGTATTTGTGCATCTTTAGGTGACAAGCCTTGAGCAACATATTTATTATATTGCGGGGATTGTTGAGCCATCTCTTCAGTAGATTTGGCCATAATATCAGATACGTTTTGTTGGTAGATGCTGCCTCCACCAACTAGGCCACCTGCGATTGGAAGACTAGCATCACGAATCATGGTAGCTACTTTTCCAGTACCACCAATACCCTGAACAGCTTTATTAAAGTAACCAAAACCTAACATAGAACCAATGCCGCTAGCAGTACCCTCTAAAAGCGTAGTTGGATCAGATTTAGCAATATTTACTGCACCAATAGCATTTCTGCCCTCACGTTTTAGTACAGCTAGTATATCGCCATTGGTTTTATCTTTTTGATACTGTGCCTCATTATCACGAGTATCTAGCCAATTAGTTGTACTATTAATCTGCTTACTTGATTTAGAGCGATCAGATGTAAGTGAGGACGCAGCATTATTAAATGCATCTAGGCTACCAGATAAAGTAGTTCCCAGCTTATCATTTATTAGAGAACCTGCCCAGGCACCAGCACCACCAACAGCATTTATAGCACTGATACCAGTATTTATTGCAAAGTCGGAAATATTTTCTCCGGTACTTACTGGCATACCTCTATCAATGTTATATGAGTCTTCCCCAGATGCTTTTTGAGTAAGAAGTCGTAAAGCTACTTCTGCCCCATACTTACTCATTAATTCACCCGGATTGCGCGTCAGCATGTCCTTATCTAACTGACCCGCACTTCTAGCACCATATCCGGTGCTAGAAGTAATACCTAGTCCATAGGCACCCATACTAGATAAAGAAGTACCAGCTAATTCTTCTTTTTTTCTAGCAGCAGCAGCATCTACTTCTGCTTGCTTTAGCATGCTATTTTGATCAACTGTTATCCCAATTTCAGTTGATGTACCGATACTTGGTTTAACCATATCAGAGGATGCTGGATTACTGAATAACTGAGTAAGTAGGTCGCTAACAGATGGCATGGTGTGTCCTAAGTGAAAAAGCCCCAACTTTTTGGGTTGAGGCTAGTATATACTCAAATTTACCTACTACCGTGAGTTTTTAATAGTAGAGGCAGTATTACTTGCTTGTGCAGAAGTCAACATTTCATTTAATCGTAAAACAGATGCCTCATACGTAGCTTTCAATTTTGGATCATTAATACGGGACTCAAGGAGAGTTTTATACATAGCTACCTGACTACGCTGCTTTGCAATTGTATCCTCTCTATCTTTTACGTCTTGAGCAGATGCTTTTGCTATAGCAGCATTACGATTCATAACTTCAGGTATAGCACTACCTGATTTATTTACGTTATCCTGCAATGTAGGTAGGTCAATCCACTTACTACTTGGCTTAAAGTTACCAAGAAAGCTATCACTAAGTTTTCCAGACATAGATTTAGTATGATTAAAAAATCCACCAGTATTACTTGTGGCATTTAATAAAGATGCTGCAAACTCACCAGTAGGAATCATTTCCGTTACAGGAGATAATTTAGGGTCTTTAGCCCTATCTGCAATACTAGCTTGTGTCTCCCGTCTACCATATTGCTCATATAGTTCACGGAATCTAAGTGGGCTAATTATATCAGCACCACCTTCGCCTAAAGCATTGGTGAGGAATTTATGCGCCCCCTCAATATCATTAGGGCCAATATTAGAAACCTCATTGAAGATATTATTTGCCAGTATTTGACTGGCCATATTATCTCCAGAACCAGAAGCAGTAATACCACCATCTATTAGTTCCTGTTTAGTTGGGACAGCCGGAATACTTAAATTACCCGGATTAAGTGGAGCTGGTGTATAAGTGTTTTTATCAGTAGAGTATTTTTTAACAACATCATCTACATATGAACTGACTTTCTTTTGATTGCCGTCTTGGGTATCACGTTTCCAAGGAGTAGCTGAACCAGCAGGGGCTATATTACCCTCACCACTAAAGTAACCTACAGCAACTCTAGCTAAATCGCCATTTGTCTTATTAGATAAGTCTTTTATGATACGTTGGGAAACACGAATGTTATCAGCAGGATTATCTATACTCTCCCCAGGTAGGGCATATTTTTTGAAGGTATCAGGCATAACTTGACCTGGCCCATGAGCACCGTCTATACTATTACCAATAGTGGCATTATTACTACTTTCTTGTCCAGTTATAGCTGTATGCATTTTAAGCTGTTCGCCTGACAAACCTACTTCATGTGCGATGGCTGCAACAGAAGCAGGGATTAACTTGCCTTTGCCGTCTGACAAAGTAGCAGCAGTTACCTTAGAGCCAGTAGTTGGTGTTAAAGCACTAGAGATAGCATTTGTAGCTGGGGTGGCACTACTACCACTAGCAACAATGCCAGAACCAGATTTGATTAAATTACCATCAGAATCGGTAGCATCACCTACACCGGGAGTAGCAGCAGCTAACAAAGTAGCTGCACTATTGTATTCAGGATTTTGTGTAAAAAATGCTTTTCGTTGAGTAGGGGTAGCCGTAGCAAGCCAAGCATCTGTTATTTCACGCTTATTTTGTGGCAATGTAGCATCAGCAGTAGCGGTACTTAGATCAGATAGAGCATGCTTATCCATATTATTTTGCAATGCTACTGAAGAAAAGTTCTGTGATCCAGCACGCAGTAATTGATCTTGGTTATTGCTAGCCAATGCTTTAGCATTATCGTAATTACCTTGAGATACGGCTAAAGCTATGGCATTATCAATATATGGAGCAACTTTTTTGGCATCAGTATTTTTAACACCTTCTTGTAAACTCTGTATCTTAAATGGGTCAGCATATGGGGAGTTAGTAAGACGTAACTGCTTCGCATATTGCTGAACCAAAGAAGAAACAGCAGGGTCGTCTTTGTTTATCAATGCCTGTTGAATGAGATTATTTACCTCGGGCATGGCATACTGAGCACCCTGTCTTTCACGAGCAGCAATGCCCGATTCCTGCCCCGAAGCAACATCTATGAGCTTTCTTCCAATAAGCCCTTGATCTACACTGCCCAAAATTTTACCGCTTGCCAGATCGGCCCTGTAGGCTTCTGGGCTATCGTATTGGCTGGCTTGCTGGGCAATTTGATCTTCTGCCTGACTCATTCGGGCATCTTGCCAATTTTTCAAGCCAGTAGACAAATCTGACGTAGACCTGTTAAGTTGATCTGCCCCGGTTCTGTATAGAGAAGACAGTCCTGAGAAGTCAGGAGCAGTTACCTGTCTCCAAGTTAAAGCACTCATGATTTATCCTTATAGAGCGGCAGGTGTAGCACCATTACGAACTTGACCATCAGCACGTAAGGCATGACGTTGTAGGTAATCATTTACATAAGAACTAACAGCACTTCCGGTATCCCCACGCATCATAGAAGCATCACGAGCTTTATTTTCTAAAGACGTATTGTAGGACGAAATTTGATTGTTCAAGTTAGCATTGGCCATATCACGTTGTAAGCCAAATTGTTTTTGGGCCGCACTATTTGCTTGAAATGCAGACCATAAGCTGCCTAGAGCACCAATACCTTGTAGACCAAGCTGTGCTGTTGGCATGTTCCAACCAAGTTCTAATGGCTTCAGCGCACCACCAATGCTACCGAGCGGATTGGTGGAACCCATACCAGATAATCCAGCACCACTGTTACCAACATCATTAGATGTACGATAACTTTGCAATGCTTTCATGTAATCATCTGTGGAAAATTGAATCGGGTTCATATTATGACCTTTAACTAGGTAAGTCTGTACTAAGAGTGATTTTGGAGAAGTCACTCAACATTGAGTGCGTAAGTTCCACAATCTCACTCCCTGTTAAAAGGGTTCGTGAGAAAAACGAACTAGGTGTTTCCCCAGAGGAGGAACCAGAGGAGGAATCTATACGGGTTAAGGGGGAAATGACTGCTCCAGCATTATTACCGAACTCGGCATAAAAAGCATCCGATACAGCCCTACTCTCAGTCTGGTATTTTTGCATAAAAGATTCGGCGTCTTTTGCATATTGGCCTATAGAAGCCTGCACGTATTGAGTATATCCACCACTGACTGCATTAGTTAACTTAAGTAGATTGCTAGCTTTAGTCAACTCAGAAAATCCAGTAGATATACTAGATGAGAATGAATTTATAATACCTGGGTTGGCCATAACAAATGTAACTACACTTGCTATTATGGAACCCAGCTCTGCACCAAACACTTGAGTAGCAACTCCAGATACTATATTGAATACTATGACAGCAGCAATAGCATTAGCAATAGCGCCTACAATTAAAGCAGTAGTACCAGATAATCCTATTGCAGCTCCTACAGCAGAACTTGATCCTAATATACCAATACTGACTCCAGTAGCTGTTCCGACTGATACTACAGCTAATACTATAGCCCCTAACTGCAAAATCGCACTAAATATACCTGTTTGATACCACTTAACTGTAACATCTTGATAAGAGTTAAAAATCAAATAAGCACAAGCAGTAGTCATCTGGGTAGATACTACTATAGGCAATTCTTTAAAGATACCCTCATGTATGGGAATTATGAACCCAGACTCTTCTACGTCATCTAATGCAGTATGGGCATCAATGTCTACATAGTGACCATTGTGAATAGTATTTCTATGCTTTAAAGCATATATAGTAATCTTTTCATATTCCGTGTCTGATTTTTGAAAGTATACACATATAGCCTTCATTATAACAGGGTCTATGGGTTGAAGCACCTGACCAACATCACTGTAATTACCATAACCAATTCTAGTGACAGTAGTAGATGTTCCCTTCTCTAACCAATAATCTTTTACTTTTGCAGAAGGTTTTCCTAAACCAGATAATGTTTCTTTGGTTATACCAGACCAAGATATTATGTAGTCAAACGCTAATTCTGGATTTGTAGAATGTAGTCGTATGCTAGAAGATGGTAATTGTGGGGTGGGTATGACAGTAGGAGCTACTGTACCACACAGGGGATTACTATAGTCTGATTGTGCTAATCGCCATGACTCAAAATCTAGCATAGACTGTTTGGATTCTTCAACCTTATCTTGCCAAGCATCTACTGATAATAACTGGGATGAATATAGTAGCCGCATCTGATCAAAAAATGTGAATAGATATTGGCGACAGGCCATCTCTACTACATTTAGGGATACACCAAACAGAGCAAACGTATAGTCAATATCAGATAATGACTTATTATCTGATATTTTAGATATTATCTTATTAAGACTGCTACCTCCAGTGCTACGTCTAAAAGCAGACTTAGAGGCGCTGAATATAGTAGGCAAATAGTCTTTGGATAAAAACTTATTATCTAGACGTATTGGTATAAATGGTAAGAATGCTGCTGTGGCATCAGGAGATACAATCAAGGCATCTAGTACAGAATTACCACTACCTTTTTGATACAAGAATAGTTTTGGAGAACTCCAAGATTTTTTAGATACTTCTTGTTGAGACTCGACAATGACTCTAGTGACGTAAAATGTCTGCTGAATAGTTGTAGTAGTATCAGTACGTATTATACCACCTCCTATATCAGTAGTAGTAATTGACGTTGTAGTGGCAGAAGTCATACCACCGTAATACTGTTGATGAGTTATGTCGTCTTCTAGCGTAACAATAGAATCTCCAGAACCTTCTTTGGTAATGGTTTTTTTGTATACATTATCTAGCTGTTGAAAAGTAATATCTACAGATGACGAATCTATAGGCCCATCTACTTGAGGACGATTATCAGAGAATGTGGAAATAGTCTGTATTGTGCGGTAAGGGCTGGCAGTTTTATCAATGGAGCTTGTGGACACCACATCATAAGATGACATGTCATCAAAATCTTGGCCTACTGGTAGAGTAACTACTGGAAATATGGTATTCGTACCAACTCCTGTAGTTGTACCTGACTTATACAAAGCAATTAGATACTGCTTAGAACTATCCATATCAACTGGAACAAATGTCTCTATCGTACCAGATTCAAAAGTTATTTTTATGGTATTTGTATCGCCAGCATAGTCAGTTTTCCATACTGTGCTAATAAGCTCAGGATGGTTGTCTAACATGTATTGGTCTGTCCAATAAGTGAATATTCCAAAGTCAATTAAGCTAGTTGAAATTAATACCTCTTGGTTACTAGTATGTGGAATCTCTCCAGCTAGTGTGTTATTATCAATAGAGTCACCAACTGATACATTAGTACAACTAAACCCAATCTCATTGTTATACCCTAGGGGGCTATCTAATCTAGTCCATTTAGCAAAAGCACGTAACTTCATTCCTGGGCCGTTAAAATAACCACCTTGAATTGTATCTCCTAGAGATGAGTTATTAGGGGAAGTTATTCCACCAACAACTAAGGTTTTTAGGTAGTCTGGACGTAATTTAATATCTCCAGCCAAATTGTAGGCAGTGGATGAGACATATGTCCTATAACTACTAGAGAATAACCCCATTTTAGTTAAACACCAACATCTGTTCGTAAGGCCGTCATTACAGTTTCCACTGTAGGATTAGTAAATACGGTTGGGGGAGTTATTTCATCATTCAAGGTTTTTTGGGTAATCCATGTATCACTGAATATCTTACCAACTTTGAGTTTAGCATCACTCTTATAGGAGACTACTTGTTGAGCGAGCAATGCTTTCTGGTTACCCAGAGTTCCTGCAATAGCACTACCATCTGATCTAGTATCCGATGTTTGTGCCCTAGCAGCTTCTTGTTGCTCTTTAAGCAAATTTAATTGAGCTGGCATCAAGTTATCCAAATTATATTCAGTAGTGGAATTTGTCTTATCTTGACCCAAAATCTGCTTAGTAAGCATATCAAGCTGTTTTGGTAGCATATTATTAAGGGTATATTCTGATATGCAGAATTCACTACTTAACTTAGCCAATTGCAGCTTTTTAACTGCATAGTCAGCAAGCAGATTTTCTGCTTGTAGCTTAAAAACTATAGCTTGCTGTTGGGTAAGCAAGTTATCCCAATATTGTTTATCGCAGGAAATAATAAATGCAGTAGCTTGAGTAAGTGCTACCTCTATTGATGCGATAAATGCTTTTGTGTATTCTGCGCCTGTTATCCTATTCTTATCAAACTCATTTTTTAAATGGGCAGCTACACCAGCCATTAGCTTGTCAAATACTCCCGTACCATTGATTACGCCACTGGTTAAGTCAGTTGCAGATACTTTTACAATAGCAGTAGGGATAGTAGTGTTTGGTATTTGAAATGGCGCATCATTAGTCAAACTAGAGATTAATGTTGAACCTAGAGTATCTGCACCACAAGCCATAATATGCTACCTCATTGAACCAAAAAAGTAATACCCGATTGGTTACGGGTAAGTGTTTGAAAAGTTATCTGGAAGGTCAGTCTGTGACGCTGCCAGAAGCCGTTTGGGTCATCGCCAAGCGGGCTAGTTCTTCGCTGGTTAGCATTGGAAGGACTTCAATGGAGAATTCCTTAGCCCAACCACTTTCTACCTTGATACGGCCTGTACGTGCATCTTTAACAGTGCGAATGTTTAGGAATTTGCGAGATTCCAATTCTTTATAGATACAGTGTGGTACATGGTATCCATTATCAGTAACCTCACCAAAAGGAACGTACTTACGGACAGTACCCATGTGCTCATTTGCAACAGTAAAAATCTCACCAGGCAAATCTTTCTTTTTTGGATCAAGATTAGTAATACGAATACGCATCAACTTCATCTCAGAAGCCAGCAGCCAATCACGTAAGGATGGTGTAACGACTTTTGTAGAAGTAGGACTAGAGATGATATCAAGGGGATTGATTTCAATATCTTTTACATCTGGTTCGCCAGTCTGTTTTGATACAATTTTTTCTCTCAGAGTCTCAATACTAATATTATTGGAAAACGTAAGACCCATAAGTTTGGCTCGTGACTTGAGCAAATTCAATTCATCAACAGATGACATAACATCTTGTTCCATAATTTATTCCAGTTTTGATTGAAGAAATAAAGGGGAGTATTTAACTCCCCTTATTACCTGTCTATTGAATTAGACAGGGGCAACAGTCTTGATAATACCAATGCGTTCAGGACGCTTAATCAGAATACCATAGTACCACTTGATAGAACTAAATCCAGTCTCACCATAAGGGTCATTACGGTCAGCCGTATCTTTGCCAGGCATCTTGGTCATCACAGAGAACTTTACAGTCTTCCCATCAGTCTGGAAACCAATGGTACTGAAAGAGTCCTCACCAACAACCAAAAGAGGGAACACATCGTAACGTGTGGCGCCATTCTTCAGAGAAGCACGATAACCTGGGTTAGAGGTAACTACTTTTCCATCACCAGCCCAGTGCAGCATTTCAGGAACTTGGACAATACGGAAATTGTCCACAGAACCTTCTTCACCATTCAGGACAGTACCAGCATCAGCATAGTGCTGAACAGCAATGAAAGCCTTATTACCAAACAGATCGGTCATGGCTTTGATATGAGGCATCAATTCTGAGCCACAGAACATCACGCGACAAGCAGGCAGAGTTTTGGTATCAACCATGCGGGAACCAGTGATCACAGTGGTCTGCTTAGGAGTACGGTTATCAGTCAGAATCTGATCCAAACGCATTA